ATACGAACCTATACGCACCTATACGCACCTATACGAACCTATACGCACCTATACGAACCTATACGAACCTATACGAACCTATACGAACCTATACGAACCTATACGCCCGTATATCGTGTTGGTTTTCAGACGTTTATCCGAAAAAAAGACTAAAATAAATATAATATATAATATTCTTCTTTAATTTTAATATTAAATAATTATTAGTTAGTTTATTTTTTCTCTTTTTTCCTTTTTGGTTCTTTTTCGTTTTTTCAAAATCAAAAAATCGTCTGTTTCGTGTTCTTGCTTGTGCATCAAGTTCGGAAGGCTTACAGAAAGGGAAGCGGAGATTTCGGGGTATATAAGGGGATTTCCCCCTATTTAGTTTTGCTCTGTCTGCTTGTGTTGCGTCTGAGTGCATCCACGTGCGTGCGTATGCGTATGCGTGTGCATCGTGTGCGCTTGTGCATCAAGTCGGGCGGCTCTGTCTGAAACACTTCTTTTGCATCTAGTAAGCGAGAAAAGACGGAAAAGCGGTTTCTTTGCGCTCTAAGCGGTTATTTTGCATTAAACCTTATAGTTTATCGTTTGAAGCGTTTAAACCCATTGTGTACGTACACAAATAAGCGTGGAAAGATTTCTTTGTTATCTGTCACTCTGTAATAATGCAAAGATAGTGCTTTCTGTGGGGTAGTCCATCTTTTCTGGCATCCAGCGCAAACTTGCGCCCGTTGTCTTCGGGATAGATTAATCTATATCGTAACCCAAACGGAAAATTCCGCTCGGCTCTTCCGTTGTGCCACATATCGGGAAAGCAACATCTAAAATCGTGAAGCCTCAGCGAGTGAAAGAAACTGCCTATATGTTTTCACCGAATTTCTTAAAAACGCAAATAAAAGCGCACCAAGCGGTTATTTTTCAAAAGATACATAAGTTATCGCAAGACGCAAGAAAGCCGTTTTGTGTGCGCAAACAATACGCAAAAACCAAATATTTCTACCTACTTCTATCTAGCATTTCAAAGTTTGAGTATTACAGAAACGAAAAAAGCAAGCTATCTCGTTTCAGATAACTTGCTTTTAATGTTCTCCTAAAATCTAATTATTTACACCTCACATCGTCTTACTTCTTTGCGTTCTTCTCTATCTCCTTTGTTGTATCTGCTTTTATCTTTGCGTTGGTCTCCACTTCGTATGCGTGCATAACTCCAAGTGCTCTCATTGCGTTGTGCAAGCTCTCTCTAGCGATATCCACCTCCTTCTTGCGTCTGTCCTCATCTTCGAGGTCGCCAAAGTTGATTTCCAACTCAGTAACCAAATTGGCTACGTTCTTCATCAGGTTTAAAATCTGTACTTCTGAAATACTGCTTACTTCGATAGTGTTTGTTACATTCTGTTTCATTGTCTTATATATTTAAATTGTTACTTTAATAATCGTTACTTAACTCCTTGTGTATTACTTGCAATAAAAAGAAAATTGCAAACCTCTTCTCAACTTGCAAACGCATTTATCAGCGAGTGAAGCAAAAGCACGTTTCAATAACTTGTTGAGCATTTCAACTCCAATTAATGCGAGTGCTACAGCAACACCAACTAACTTGTTAATTTTCTTGCCATTGAAAACGCCACTTACTTTGATTCTGAAATTAGCGTTTATCTGCTTTGTTGTATATTCTAAATTCTGTTTCATTGTCGTATATCTTTTTATTGTTAAACTTCTTGTTTCTTGTTTTCGATTGCAAAAGTAACACAAAAACCTAAACTAGCCAAAGAAAAAGCGGGAAAAGTTTAGATAAACTTAAATATTTAACTCCCGTTAGCAATTTAAACATATTTCTAAACTTCCTTTAACTAAAATATAGGTTTTACGAAACTTTTTCTTTAAAACATTTGGCAGTTTCAAAAATTCATTGTACTTTTGCATTTAGAAAAAGATAAACTTTTAATATATACAATATGGATATAAAGAAAATTATTAAGGAGCGTGGATTTACATCTGCTCAGGTTGCGGAAGCCCTTGACATTTCACGGGGTGCACTCTCTCAAATTGTTAATGGTGATTCTGTTACCACAAAGAATTTAAGAAGGATTGCAAATGTTATCGGTTGCAACGTTGCTGATTTCTTCAAGGATGAAGCCAGCGAAAAGGAAACGTACATTATTTGCCCACATTGTGGCGAAAAGATTAAAATCTCGGTAAGCAAATAAGCGAGATAAGGGCAGACATCGGAAAGTCTCTGCCCTTTCTCTCTCTTTATTCTGTTGTTATGGATATAAAGGAAATAATCAAAAGTAAGGGTTTTACCTTGTCTGAGGTAGCCGCAAAAATGAAGGATAAGCAAGGTAATATAGGCGTTTCGCACGCATCATTATCCCAAATGCTATCAAACAACCCAACCACCAACAAATTACGTGAGGTTGCAAGTATTATCGGTTGCAAGGTCGGGGACTTCTTTGCGGACGAAATGAGCGGTACGGATTTCACGGCACTTGTTAAGTCGGGTAATGAGTTCTTTTGTGCTTCTTCATTGAAGGAGTTGGAAGACATCGTAAGCGAGTTAAAAGCGAAAAGTTAGGTATCAGCAGAAAAGGGACTGCAAAAGTTATCAGCGTTTAAAGAAGGGCGTGGCGGCTTGTTGCCGCTTCGTCCTTCTTTGCGTTCTGCTTGTGCTCTAGCCTTGTGCGCATCGTGTTGCAAGTGCTTCGGCTCTTCTTCGTTTGCGTCTGCTTGCGTGTTCGTCTTCTTCCTTCGTGTGCGTGCGTGTGTTCTGCTTCGTTCTGCTTGTGCTCGCCTCATCTGTAAGGTGAGCAAAAAGATAGTTATTTTGTCGGGATTTCGCTTCTAAGGGGTTATCCTCGCAAAGTAGTGCAATTTATCATCTGAGAAAAGAAAACCCCTCCAAGCTAAGAAAAACCACGTTTCCGCTCTTTTCATGTCTTCATTCTCTCTTTTCGCTTGTTTCTTGCACTCTGATAGCCTGTTTTCTCTAAAATTAGAAACTTTTTCAATAAAACTTGGTGCTATCTCAAAACTTTATCGTATCTTTGCACTCGGTAATGGTGCTTTGCGCTGCGGCTCTCGTGTGTTCGCTAGTGCTCTGTAACATTGCAAACGTGCCTTTGTCGTTTCGTGCGGTTCTGTGCCAGCTTCCAAAAAGCCTCTGTTTGTGTGTTCTGTTTCGCATTATTCGGAGCAAACTCAAAGAAGCCTATCAGATTGCAATACCGCATCCCCTTAAACATATAGGTGCGAGTGCTCGCCAACTGGTTGCACATTTGGCTTGCATCATAAGGGCGTTGGTGCGCACATCGCCCTTCCTCAGTTCCTTTGATGTTATTGTCGGCACATCATAGGGCAAAAGCCGATTAAGTTCGGAAAGTTATTCACTACGGTGAGATAGCTTAGAGGGAGCGGTCTTTTTTCCGAGATTACTCCCTTTTTTCTTTCTGTTTACTCAGTACTTCGTTTTTTCTTGCTTCTTCGTCTGAAAAGTCGTACCTTTGCACTCGGACAAAAAAACCTTGTGTGGTTTTGTGCGTGGGCGGTCGTGTTATTGCTAGCACGGATAATGGCGAATAATAGTACCCATAAAACGCCCTCGCTTTAAGATTCTCCGATTCCGTAACTTTACTATTTAATAATTATTAGAAAATAAGACTTGATTTATAACTCTATTCGTTTTAAATTATTAGCTTTAAAAAGTCAAGAAAGATAGGTATTAAGTTCTCAAGGTAATAAAGATTGTGTTCAAGGATAACATTTAAAAAGCGTTCTAAGCAAGCAAAACAAAGATATATAATGAGTTCCAACTCCATACGGATACAAGGTGTTTCTTTCATAAGCGGTGAAGAAATGAGGGAGCGGCTACCAAACTTTTAAGGGTGTGTTTTGTGTTCTGAAATATTCTCTTTTCATTCTGTGTGTGCGTAATAACACTACAAAATATTTATCTCAGCCATTTAGGCAGCTCGCTCCCTCTGATTCTTCATTGTTTCATTTCATTCTCTCTTTCTGTGAGTTACTTTTTTCTATTAAGAAAGATTTCATCCTGTTTCAACGTTGCCACCGCTATTGAGCGGTTGAGTATCTTTGCATATATTTCGGTCGTTGTCAGTCTTGCGTGCCCTAACATCTTTGCAACCATTTCCAAAGGTACTTCTGAGTTTAGCATCATCGTGGCAAACGTGTGTCTTGCTACGTGGAAGCATACCCACTTATCAGTTATGCCAGCATCCTTCGCCCAACTTCTCAAATGCTTGTTTGTGTTCGTATTGTTCGGCATTCCGTCAAATACGAGTGCATCGGCTTCGCCCTTGCGCTCTGGTAAGAAAGAAGCCCCGACCTCAGAAAGGTATGCCCTTATCTGCTGTTTCGTCTTCTTCATTGTTATGGCGAAATACTTGCCGTTGTCATCCTCTCGCATTTCATTCCATCTAAGGCTTGTAATATCGCTCCATCGCAAGCCCGTGAAGACTGAAAACAAAAACGCTCTTTTCACGTTCTCGTTTGTGCATCGTGTATTAATCAACGCTTCCACCTCTTCGATTGAAAGGTACTCCCTAGCTTCTTTGTTGTACTTCGGCTTTTCTGTTCCCTTCAACTCGCCTACGGGTGATTTCTCGATTATTCCATCTGTAACCGCTCTAGCCAAAACTATATCAAGCATTTCAAAAAGTCGTGCCTGCGTGTTCTGTGTTATCTGCTTGTGCTTCTTCGTTGTTACTCTCGAAATTGCATCGTGTCGCAAATACGAGATAAAGCCATCAAGCCAAGACTTGTCAATAACGGCAATTTTAATCTGTGCCGTGCGGTATTCTCCTACGTGGTAAACTAGCATTTCAAGGGAGACGTTTGTCTGCTTTGAAAAAGTCTTTGCTTTGATTAAGTGCTCGATATAATCAGAAAGAAGGACGTTTCTCTTCTTCTTCGGCTCTAAGCCGTGCCCTTGTCTGATTGCATCGGCATTTCTGATTCCTGCCTCTGCTTCTGCCGTGCGCACGATTTCGGTATTACGCATCTTTGCGGCTTCGTCTTCTTCGGGATTCAATACACCTACAGAAAAACGTGTAGCCTTGCCCTTATAACTTGAATAAAGATATAATTGCACGTTACCACTAGGTAACTCTCTCGCTCTGAGTGTTACCTTTCTGTTATCACTTGCGCCAGCCTTGCGCCCTCTTTTCTGTGAAGGTTCGGGCAGTCCATAACCTTTGATAAGGTCTTTCGCCGTCTTGAATAACTTCTTTTTTGCCATAACTTCTATTTTATATGTTCTGTTTCGTGCGCAAAGATACAATTTATTTTTGAAACGTGTGCAATTTATGAGTAATAAAAAGTAGTGAATTAATGATATTTAATGTAATTACATACATTTCGCAAGACATCGGAAAACGGGTTAAAAGCCTAAAAAACACCATTTTATATCATTATTTATCACTTTTCCAAAACACCCAATTATTTTGGCACGCCTAAATACTTTATCAAGGGTCGTTTGGAAGGCTTTGCTGAGAAGGGCGAGCAAGGTGCTGTATTCGTAGGTGGTAACGATTCAAGTATGAACGTTCTTTCTTGGGATAAGTCACCTGAGAGTGTGAAGGGTGAAATTGCTTATCTCTTCAATATTATCTATTCATTTACCTCAACAGCCGACATCAGCTTTGAGAATATGAAGACTTTGGGAAGCAACACCTCGGGTGCGGCTATCCGTTTGATGTTCACCGCTCCTTATATGAAAGCGGATTTAAAGACAGAAATGTTCGGTGAAATGTTCACTCGCCGCTCGAATATCGTAGCTAACGGCATCTGTAATACGGGAGTTTACGTAAAGGGTATCGACCAAAGTGTTGCTGAGCAGATTGACTTTGAGCCAGTCTTCAAGCCATATCTGCCAAAGAATGATGTTGAAATGTTGCAACTTATCACTTCATCCAATGGTGGTGCGAAATCTACCTCTAATCGCCGTGCTATCGAGCTTAACCCTCTCAATGATGACCCTGATAAGGTTGAGGAAGAAATGAAGAGTGAACAGGAAGAAGCGTTGGCGCAGCAAGCAGCCCTTTCGGGACTTGGTAGTGCCGCAAGTGGAAGTCAGTCAGTTTCCAATGAAGAAGAGGAGGAATAAATATGGCAAAGAATAGTGGAAATACGAGAAAGAAGAACTCTGAGAATATAAAAGAAGCTCAGATTTCGTCAAATTTAAGAGCAACTTACGGTGATTCTTGGAATATTAATAATTTCATAAAAGCTTCTCCGTATTTTGATGAGGAAACAGTGTATGAAAATTTTAAAGAAAAATATGCACAACAAAATCCTGCCTATGGTCTCTCACAAGAAATGGATGATGTTGATAAAACGTTTAAAGACCTTGGGGAGGATAAAGAAATAGATATGACAAAAATTGATATTAGTACACCGCAAGAATTTCTCAATATATCAGATACTGCGAAGTATATGAATACTCAAAAATATAATGGAATAAAGGCGGTTAGCTATAATATGAATGGAAAAAATAAATTAATGATTGTAGATGGTAATCATCGTTTTGTTGCTGCTAAGCTTAATGGTGTAAAGAAAGTAAAAATGAGAGTTATAACAATATAAACCATGTCAAAGAAGCTCACATCAAAACAGCAGAAAGAACAACTGAATAATCTGTTCGCCGTTTATAATAAGCGGTTGGGCAGATTATACAGCGATTATGTCAAGAAGCTTACCTCTCTTGGCTATGGAGAAGATGTGCTCGAAGATGATGCGCTTTTTAACTTTGATAACTTTCCGCAGTTAAAGGCTCGTTTGAACGACATCTTTAATGATTACTATCAGAATAGCCTTCTTTGTTATAAGAGCGGCATCACCGATGGCGTTGCGTTGGCGTATAACCACGATGAAATGGTTATAGGCGGTTATTCCGTGCTTACAGATAAAGCTATAAGGGTTGCAAGAGATACCGCCGCAGCCACGTTTATTGCAAATCGTTTGAAAACAAAGAATGGATTGAATCTCTCTCAGATTATTTGGAACTACTGCCAACAGACAAAGAGTGAGTTTGAAATGGCTATGAGTAATACCATTGCGGACGGAATCAAAAAAGGCTCATCAGCAGAGGAAGTAGGCAAGAGCATACGAAAGTATCTCAATGACCCAGATATGATGTATCGCCGTTATCATACTATCAAGGTTCAGAAGAACGGAAAGAAGAAAGATGTGGTGACTTGGCGCAGACGTAGAATCATTGACGGCAAGGTGCGCTTTATTGAAGAGCCTTTGGAGAAGGTAGGCATGGGTGTTTACCGCTCGGCGAGAAAGAACGCTCTCAGAGTAGCAAGAACTGAGATAAATTCCGCATATCATAAGGCAAGAAATGAGCGATGGCAGAAAGAACCATTCGTTATCGGTCAGTATATTCACGTATCACCACAGCATAATATTGATGATATATGCAATGACCTTGAAGGTCGCTACCCGAAAGATTACGTATGGATTTCTTGGCATCCTCAATGTATCTGTACCTCAGACCCTATCACCATACAAGGCGAGGAGAAGAAGGAGTTTTATAAACGCTTGATGGCTGGCGAGGATATGAGTAACTACGTATCCCCTTTTGCCGTGCTCACTATGCCCGAGAAGTACAATCAATACATTAAGGATAACTCTGAAGCTATAGTGAAGGCAGGAATGAAGGGTAAATTGGCTTGGCACTTACAAGATAATACAAAGTATTGGGCACATCTTTTAAGCCCGTTAGACCGCAAGAAATTGGGGTTAAAGGCGGTTTCTTCTAAGGAGCTTATACTTGCGAAGGCAAAGGAACGCCACGCCCTTAGAACTAAGGAGCAGATAGATAAGATACAGAGCCGATGGGATAAGCATAGACGTGACTATTACAATGGCTTGGTTCATAATCTGCTCGGTAGTAAATCTGTTACGGATATAAAGAGCCAAGACCTCTTTGAACGGTACTATGCTATCCGTTATGCTATCAAGGACAAAAAGAGTGCTTCTGAGATAGCATCTTTGTTTGATAGATTCAAGCGAGGTTATCAGACTAAACTTGCATGGACTGACCGCAAGGTTGCAATGAATGTTATGAAGGTGGCTGCTAATTACGGAGAAACCGATGTTTCTTCCGTTCTAAGCGCATTAAAGTCTGCTAACTATACATTGGCAAGGAAAGAAGCAAAAACACTCGCAAACGCCATTTCTGCCATTAAAAAGGATGAACTATCACTTTCCGCTCTTATCCCTGATGTCAATAAGTGGCATAAGCAGTTTACGTCAAAGGAATTGCACGGAGTATATGATGCCGTAGAAGCAAAGTTGGCTCAATGGCAAAGCTTGACGCTTGAAAAGCAAGTTAGCAAATTGCAATTTGAGGCAGTTGATTTCCTTGGTGGAAATATGCACGGGGTTCAACAGAAGTATGCTACATGGAAGGTATCGCAAGCGGCATATCTCAAAAAGTTTGATGAGGTAAAAACGGCGATTGATTGGGTGAATATCAATAAAGCTTATGCTGACGTAAAAGGTTATAAGACACAGAGCAAGATATATCATAAGCTTATATATGACCTTGAACACGCTATGCTCGCAAAGGATAAGACCCTTGCTGAGCAGTTGCTTTATGAAGCTAAGCAAAAGAAAGAAACGCTTATTAATGCGAAAGCAAAACGAAATGCGAAGAATGTTGTATTTGATACAGACCGATTCTCTCAATCAAGGAAAGATGCCGCAGTATGGGATAAGGGCAATGGTGCAAAAGCTGATAAAGCCCTCATAGATACTGCATCCAAACAATGGATAGCAGCAACAGAAAAAGAAAAAGATTTCACATACGAATACACTCATCATTATTGCGATGTAAATGAACCATTACAAGGAAGAAAATATGATAGTTACCAAACGAAGGAAAGGTTCATAGAGAAGGTTAATAATATAACAAGCTATATAGAAAAGAACGAACTTCCTACCGATATGTGGTTTACAAGAGGTGATGATGGAATGAAAGTTATTGAATCACGAATTAAGTTTGCTGGCGGTTCTATGCCAAAAAACCTTCAAGACCTTGTTGGAATGGAAATGCAAGAAGGTGGTTTTATGTCAACTGGTAGCCGAAAAGGAAAAGGCTTCAATACTCGAAGTGTTATCATGAACATATATGCACCAAAAGGAACAAAGGCTGCTTACGTAGAACCTTTCTCTGCTTTCGGTTGTGGTGATAAAAGAAGTTGGGATGGAGTAAGCCGTTTCTCTACGTATAGTTCCGAGCACGAAACACTCTTTCAGAGAGGAACACGAATGCGAATAACAAAGGTTTATGAAGAAGGTGGAAAGACCTACATAGACTGCGAGGTTATAGGGCAAGAAATAAGAGATTTATCTTATGTAAAGGATAGCAATATCGGATATTAAACAAAAAAGGTGTACCATTACGGCGCACCTTTTTCATTATAGTTCGTTTGGAATTTTATCCTCTGGGAAATGGTCGTTTGGGATAAAGAGGTATTCGTCTATCAGCTTATAGAACCTATCTATCTCTTCCTTAATATTGTAGGCTGCTTTAGCCCATGAAGTGAACATTATAATAAGCAATGTATGTGGAATCCCCTTATATTCCTTACCATTGATTTTCTTATAATATTCTTCCTCACCTTTAAACTTTCCTTCGCTATTAACATACACTCTTTCCATATCCCAAAACCAAGCCATATTTTCGTTGGTATTTGGGTTCTCACCACCTCTATAGTATCGGCAGTGCTTGATTAAATCTTCCTTATTCGCCATATCTATCAATAAATTTAGTTACTACATTCTTCATATCCAAAGGGAGATAGTTCAATGCTTTTTCCTCCATTTCTTGTGGAATACCAAAGAGTGGCTGAGCGATTGAACCAACGATTGCTCCCATCGTATCGCTATCACCGCCGTAGGATATTGCATTTCTGATTGCATCCTCGAAGCTATCACTATCAAGGACTATTCTAAAGGCAAGAGGAACACACTCTTGGCAAGTTTCTGCCCATTTGCCTCTTGGTGGTATTCTATCCTCCCATTTAATGCCATAGTAAACGTTTGCTATGATATTCAACATATCTTTCTTTTCTCCCTTTCTCAAAGAAAAGATAGCATTAGATACCGCAGCAGCACCTATCAAACCCTCAGTATGGTTATGTGATACCTTTGCGCTCATTATTGCCTGACGGATAGCATCGGAACTTTCTTTAAATGCCCAAGCTGTCGGACTAACTCGCATTGCTGCCCCATTTCCGTAGCTATCATAAGGCTGTGGATTAGAGCTACGAACCCATTTTGCGAAGCTTGCGCCATACCCACCCATTGGGTTTAGATACTTCTGACACCAGTATTGAAGTGAGATACCATAATCTCCAGCATTCGGCTTTTTATCACCACCTTCTTTAAGAATAGCATCTGCTACGGCTATTGTACAGATAGTATCATCTGTAAAATTACAACCTTCGTCAAATAGTTTAAAGTTATAATCAAATGTGTTATTAAACTCATATTTAGAGCCTACAATATCACCTATAATTGCTCCTATCATAGCTGTATCTCCTATTTTAATGTTAATTATTCGCAAATTTACGAAGAAATATTCAGATAACCAAATATTTTTTATTACTTTTGCATTAATTGTTGTATCGAGTGCGTATCTCCTATGTACTCACAACGTTAAACATAATAATTATTTACATCTAGCATCGTCCTCATTCGTATCTCCGAGGGCGGTGCTTTTTGTTTATAAGAACTCCTTTAAAGCAACGTGATAAACATCATACATCAGGCTAGTTACGTATAGTACGGCAACCTTATCAACTACAAAAGAAGGATAAGGCTTACCCTCTTTGATGATTGTGTTCAACGATAATTTCGGGTACTTGGCAGAATACAGCTTCAATGCTTTCAGAAGCTCATCCAACCTTTCTTCCCCGAATGCTTGCTTTATCTTCTCCTGATTTCTAAGAGCGAAACGAGCCATAAGCTAATTATACTTGATTATCTTATACTCCATTCCGAGCATAACGTTGCCGAATAAGGCTAAAAGTACGTCAAATGCTCTCATATCTTACTCAGCTTTATCAACGATAACAAGGTTTTTCAATCTCTCCAAGAATGTGTGATAATCATCCTCGCAGAGAATCACTTGACCGCCCGTTGGTGTGGTCTTGCAATTAAGCTTTATAGATGTTGCTATATCGCCATTTCGTGAAGGTTCAACGTAAGCAATATTATCTATATTTACAAGGGTACAATGCCCTTTATACTTTACCTCAATAAACTTTGTCATAATCTTAATTATTTATATCCGCATTTAATACCAGAGCAGCAGCCACCTAAATAGAAGTGGCAGAAGCCTAAGAAATAGTGCTTACACTGCTCATTTATCTTAATTTCTTCCTTTTTCATAATTGAATGAATGTAACAGTTTATTCTTCTTAAAATCGTAAGAATAGCCCTTATCCTTCATTATCCCTAACAAGTAGTCTCTTTCTGTATCATTTGCTTCCCTTAGATACCCTGTAGAGTACTTTACATTCGTAGAGGTATTGCCTGCCCCTATTCCTAATTTTTCGAATATGAAAGAATACTTAGCGTGAGCTTCTATCCAATCTTCGTTATGTACTTTATGTAGGATGAAGACGCAATGTTCTCCTCTCCAATCATTCTCCAATGTTAAAATATCGCCTTCTTTATACATATCTTATTCACATTCATCTAAATATTCACACCAAGCCTCGTTAAAGACCCTATTTAAACGCTCATTCTTCTCAACCTCTTCATAGGTAAGATTAAGCGGAGGAAGCGCATCTTGCGGTGTATATGTATATCCGCATTCATGGTTAGCGAACTCATATTTGAATGCTGATTTAAGATTATCATCATCCTTTAAGAACTCTTTAAGCTCTTTCTGTGTTCTCTGAAAGTGCTCTTCGAAAAGGTGGGTATCTTTCTTTAAGCAATAGCAACCTGCTCCAAGCTGATGTATCTTGGTCAAGTCCTCTTTGCTCGTTGTAAGCCCCCACTCTTTCATCATTTGCTCAAACTGCTTATTACCGAAAGCTACCTTCATTGGCAACTTATCGAACTCTGCATGTTTTCTGTTCTTATATTCTATGTATTTATTCATTGTCGTATCTCCTATATATCATTAATTAGTAAAGCTGTTCTGTTCTTGTATAGCAGCCCTTTACGGCATACTCTTTACGTTTCTTTTCAGCTTCATTGTAATCAGAGCTAACGGCAACTGCCTGCCATTTACCACCTTCGTAAATCTGAGCAACGTAATCAAAAACGTTAGCCTCTACTACCTTTCCGTTAATCATTGTAACTTTCATTGTTGTATCTCCTATAATTTAATCAAGTTTTGAAACCAAGTAATCAATCTCCTCCTTGCTGAGCGGAATCTTATTTATGTGCTTAATTTTTATGGTATTATCTGTTCCAATTTTCTTCATCGCAACTTTAAGCGGATTACCGCCCTGTGCTCCTGTTACAAGCAATTCCGCAACGAAGTTAAGCATATCTTGGTCATGAGCTTTCTGCTCCTTATGCAACTTCTTTTCAAGCTCTTCTGCCTTCTTAGCAAATGAGCAACCCATTTCGATAGCGAAATCATCGTGAATATTCTGTATCATCTGCTCTATATCATCTGAGCTAAAAAACTGATTGAAGTATGTATCACCTCTTTTGTCGCCCATCAGAGCCATAAGATGCTTAATTTCTTCTTGCTTTGTCATCATTGTCGTATCTCCTATAATTTAATTGTTAAACCTATTTATTAATTATTTACACCGCAAAATTAATAATTTCTTTTGAAACCACCAAATCTTTTCAGTGTTTTTATTAATATTTTAATAGCTTTTAATATATTAATGTGTAAATTAAAGTTATATTAATATAAAAAATGCAATATAAAAATATAGTAACCGATTTTTCGCTACCTTTGCATACATAACCAAATCAGACGAGTTATGACACAGATTTATAACGCATCACCAAAGGAGTTGGCGGCAATGGCTCAACGCTACCTCCGTGATGGAATACTAAGCAGAGCCACATATTGCTACGAGCGGCTGATGTACCTCGGTTGCTTGCGCAGAACGGGGTATCTTCGCCTTGCCTTAGTATATACCAAGCAAGGAAAAGATAATGCCGCAGAGCGTGTTTTAAGTAGGTATTGTACAATTTATAAATATTAATATAGGAGATATAGAATATGAAGAAGCTTTTATTTATCGGAGCTATGCTATTCTTTACGATGCAAACATTCGCACAAGAGTGGTCGAGTACTTTACATAAGGCAGATGAACTAAGAGGAACAAAAGAGTATGTATCATTTATGTATGAGGATGAAGAGAAGAATACTTTTATCTTCTGGTCTCATTATAAAAATGATTTTAGAATCATTTGCAATGAAGGTATCTTTGATTACGATAAGAATAACTCCTTTGTGGCTACATTTGGATATTATGATGAGAATGGGCAGCTCAAAAAGAAACAGAAGATAACTATGTTCTTGGAGAGTGGAAATCCTAAAACGGCATCACCTGGAATGTTTAAGAAAGGAGAGGTAGTAAAATACCTAAAAGAAGGTCGTGGATATATAAGAATCCTTGCGAAACAATTTGAAAGAGTATCATTGTGGGAAATGAAAATTCCTTGTATGGATAAATAACAATGAAAGAGATAGAGCAGATAAATACTCATCCATTAAAGGAAATCTTTGAGGGTGAAGCATCAGGGTTCACGCCTTGGCTTACAAAGAATATCGGTGTACTATCAGAGAAGTTGGAAATCAATATCTCAGAAGCAGAGCGTGAGCATAAACTGGAGACGATGAAAGTTGATATTGTAGCCAAAGCTGGCGATGATGGAGAGAAAAGCATCATCATAGAGAATCAGTTTGGCGATAGCGATTCCGACCATTTGGGCAAGGTAATAACTTATGCTGCGCACTATAACGCTGATTACGCCGTATGGATAGTTGAGAAAGCAAGAGCAGAGCATATCAGTGCCATTCAGATGCTGAATGATTCAACCATTCAATGCAACTTCTATCTGATTGAAGCAACTGCCGTGAGTGTCGGCAACTCAAAAGTAGGCATACTGTTTGATATTGTATGCGCACCACCATACGAGAAGGGCGAAGCTTCGCCGAAATCAGACACAGAACAGCGATTAATGAAGTTTTGGACGGCATTCAATGAATACGCAAGCAAGAACGGAGCAGACTTCCAAAAGATGCCACAAAGTTATCATTGGATGAATATCTCAACGGGAACATCAAAAGCTCATTATGACCTTTTTGTACGCAAAGGTTCTGCTTCTGTCCGCTTGTTGCTTGATGGCTCAGATAAGGCTGAGAATAAAAAGCATTATAAGCTGATAGAAAAAGATAAGGAAGCTATCAATGAGACATTCGGGAAACCTGCACTACAATGGAACTTGGCAGAAGATAATAAAACAAGTGTGATAATGGCTACAAACTATGAATATGGTGGATATGAGCAAGATAAGTGGGAGCCTATATTCGCTTGGATATTAGAGACATATAATAAACTTCAAGGTATATTTAAGCCATATATCGAAAAAATAAAGAAAATGTAATGACAGAAGAAGAAAAGAAGAAGGCTTTAGAGAACTTCAATGCTCTCATAGAAGAAGCAAGGAAGAATAACGTCAATATGACGATGGACGAGATTAATGAAGAGATTCGGCTCGCAAGGGCTGAACGAAAGCAAAGAGAAAAAGAAAAGGCAGAGCGCAAATAGTGCCCTGCCTTTCTTATAAGAATTACGGACATCTATACTAAACTAAGAGTGGGTCAGTTGGCTCACTCTTAGTTATTTTGCTTCGCATTCTCTATAGATTTAAGTATTATCTTTTTCATTTCATCTTTAAGAAAGAATTTTGTTAGGTACAATACGTTGTAGCCCTTATTTTCTACATGTTGACCGTAATCTACACCAGATGCAATGATAAGAGAATATCCTTTGGGGGCAATAACACCTTGCTGTTGAGCATACTTAACTGCTGCATCAGGGATAAAATGAGCCTTATCTTTTTCAGTTCCATTTAATTCCTCGTGGTCGCCAACGCACACAAGTTCGCCATCAAGAAATAAAGCATAATCAATGGTGTTCTTTAAATTTGCTGTATGGTCTTGATAACCCTTGTTATCCTTAGAATAGGTAACAGCACGCTCGCCCAATTCAGACATAGCGTGTGTAAGATAATTAATCATTATCTCTCTTCGCTCCATCAGTTTCTTTTTGAGGGCTTCAATACCCTTAATTTGCAATTGCACTTTTGCCATAATTTCATATTTTGTTTGCCATGACAAAGGTATCGCTTTTTCTGTAAATAACAGGAAAAATACAGAGATTATATATAAACAAAATAAAGGCAGCACGTATCTCAAAGTACTGCCTTTTATATTTGTATCTCCATAATTATTTACACCTTGTTGTATTGCGTATCTCCTACTCACGCATAACGTTAAACCCCTACCCCGATTACTTCGCTGTAGATACCCTCTGGGAGTACGCCACCAAATGCTTTCACAGCGTTACCGATTCCTTCGGCAATCATCGTACCCTCACAGCTATCATCAATACCCTCAGATACCAAGAACTTCATAGCTTTTTCCTGTACCGCCATAAGCTCTTTGAGCAGACCGACACACCGCTGAGTAGCATCATTATCAACTGTTACCTCTATCATTATATTCTGATTATCCATTTTTGATTTCTCCTATTCAATTAAAAGTTAGACTGATTGTTTTTAGACACAAGCGCAGCTCTCTTCTCGCCGTTGATTTCAGCGATGGCATCTTTCACATTAAAGTCGTTGTTATAGAGAGCAAGAATAAAACGCTTGCCACGTTGATTCCATACAAGATTTACTTTTGTGCCCGTAGAACCATCACCCTTGATATAATTGTAGGTTCGGGTGCTTGCGAGCTGCCATTCACGGTACTTGCCCTTCAAATGCCAAGAACCTGATTGAAAGTATTGAATGCCTGCATTGGAAAGCTGCTGATTGAGTGCTCTTGCGCTGATACCAAGGTCATCAGCAACTTGTGTGGTGGTAAGGCAGTCCGTTGATGCAAGTGTATCATCGTAGTACTTTACCTTTGGTGCGGCAACAGTCAATTCCTTCTGCTGAATGCCGATGGTCTGCGCCTGCTGCTCGGTCTGAGCTTCAAGCTCACGAACTCTTTGCTCATTCCGCTTCAACGTCTCATCCGCTATCTTCAAGGCTCGTGCCATGATAGCTTCGGGAGTATCATTGACCGAAGAAGCTATGTAGCCGCCCTTGGTGCGGATTTCGTGAAGGATAGCTTTTACTCCTTTCTTAAACTGCTTGGCTTCCTTCTTGCGAGATAACATAAGTATCTCATAAAGACCATTCTCTGTAAGAAAAAGAGTTTCACCTTGACGACTGCCTAAGTTAAACTTAGTCACTTCGTCCTCATCAACCTTCTTAACCATATTAGAGACATTTGTGTTATGTAGCCAATCTGCTACATCACTTGCCCGAAATAATGGGTTATCAAAAGTTCCCCATACATCTATTTCCTTACCTAGGAAAGTAGATTTGTGCAAAATTTTAATTTCGTCCATTGAACTGATATTTTTGAACGTTAAACACTTGTCGGGTTGATACAACAAAAAGAGTGTACCGCTTTACCCTTTGTTCAATGCCTATCAGTGAAAGCACGGATGCACCATTACAATACACCCAAGGGAAGCGATACACGTATATCGTAATCCGTTAAGAAGCGAGCATAAAAAACGCCCTACCTTTTTGTGGCAGAGCTTCTAACCTCACCACTGATATTTTATTGAACGCCGCAAAATTAAAAAGAAATCTGCGAACTACCAACTTTTTCTCCAATTATTTTTGGTTTTAATAGAAATAAATCGGAATTAATAGCGTTTAATAGCTTTCTTGCTAAGAATCAGCGACTTATTTCTTTACCTTGATAAACTTATTATACTTATAGAAGGGAGCAGCAGCCGAGACCGCCGCCCCCAAGAGATACAACATATATATTAAGATAAAATGAGAATCTAACTCTTATAATATATAATTGGTGGGTCAAAGCTATGCCTATTCTCTACCATAAACATCCAAAAACAAAGACACTCTACAACAGTTATCTCAGATAGCTTCTTCTTTGTGTACTTAGAGCAAGCATTCCCATACGAAATCAGCCTACGCATATCTTCTCTATCCATACCTTACGCTCCTTTCTTGAATCTTTTTGCACCATCCTTGAGCTCGCAGAAGCCATCCTCCTCTCTCAAATTATAGAGAGCTTGCGTTTCCTCAGACATGCTATAGAAAGCCGAGAAACGAGCCTTCTTTGCGTTGATAGGGTCATAGAGAGTTCTTGTTATATCAGACCATACGGCGATAACCTTCTTATCCTTAACGATATTATCACGGAATTTCTCTGCTTCATCGTGCATGATGTCGTACAGACAATTATCCGCTTGCGTGAATGCCATTTTAGCCCGATAATTTTCGTAGCTTGGAGCAATATCAACTCCATACTCCCTTTCGGTAATCTCCATAACGTGTATATGGGTATCATTAATCTGCTGTACGAGGTTCTGAATCATAATGACATACGAGCAGAGATAAGGGTTATACTTGCATTTCAGATTGCGAAGCTTATCTTCTATCATCTTTCGTAACTTCTCAACCTTATCCTTAATCAAATCCCACAGATAGGTAGAATACTCATTATAGTAGTCTTCATCCATGTTTCGCTCATACAACTTCATCGTATCACGAATAGAAGTTTGGCATTCAGTAAAGTGCTTTTTAAGATTGAACTTAAACACCTTCTTCTTATCAAAGACCTCCTTAGAGATAAGAAGGAAGTTGTCTGCCAAGATAAACTCCATATAGCAACTCTGACAGAGAGTAGAATAAGCGTAGTCAAGGGCTTTCTGAATCTGCTCATTATCAATACCACTCGGTACATAGACAATGGCTTTCCAACCCACAACGTCCGTTTCTACATATCTTCCCGTATCAATCTTACAATCATTATGATTGCCTAATAAAATAGTTGCTTCCATACTTTACTTCTCCTTATTATTATTACCTTGCACAAGACATCCGAAAGTAACCCCAACAGATATGATAATCAATACAAATAGAACCAAATTCATACCTTATCCCTCCTTTTCTTTTAAGAACCGCACAAGGCAGTTATAATTCTGACTAAGGCTATTGAGAATCTTAATTTGCTCATTAAATGACAAATGCTCGAATAGCACAACTTTATCATCCTTATCCTTTATGGTCATACCACAAAGGTTGCCACCGATTTCAAGTATAACTGTTAGACTAGTATCTTTTTTATCCATAACAAAGCTATTTTTTTAATTTCCGATAATGATAATATTTTTTGTGTTCATAGCGCACGGTAGAGTACTTTTGAAGATTTTTCTCATATTCCTCACGAGGATAAGAGAATGCGCCTTCAGAAAGAGCTATACGCTCAAAATCAGCATACTTCTTGTTATATCCAAGAAGCTCAACCAAATCCTTCGGATAACACCATGCAATCTGTAGTTTTTGCGGCTCGTTTTTTTCTGGCGAAAACCTTATTGAACCTATATCTTGGTAACGTTTTGCATCAGGCATTCTCATATCCTCAATATAAGGTTGTAACTCACCACTTCTTACGTCTCTGAAAAAGACAAAGATAGCATTACTACCACAAGGCTCAGTAACAGGGTGGAGTATCTTATCAATACGTTCTTTCTGTTCTTTCTGACTTTGTTTATAGCCTTTCTTGTACCCTCGAATAAAAGCCTCCGAACATACTTCAAGCAAACCATCTGGGCAAACACGATGATTGCATTGCCTACAATGACGTTCATTGCCGTTAGCTATTTTAGCTTTATCTTCTAAGCTTAATCTCTTTTCCATTCTATTACAGATTAATTATTAATATTCCATTATACAATAACACCCAACCCGTTATGAGTAAGATGAATAAGAATATAGTAACCAAGAATTTCTCTTTTATAGTTACCACACCTTCTAATTTTCCGTTCATTGCGCCAACAGCAACAACGCTGCTTAATGCGATAACGGATGCGCCTATGATGATTAAAATCGCTCCTATTTCCATTTTTTAACCTCCAATGTTTCTGTAATATCCATCTGCTCACGATATTCTTTTACCGCATTGGTAAAATAAGGAGAGATATTCAAATCCTTAACAAAAGAGGTGATGGTTTCCGTCTGATGATAGTTATCACCTTGTACCCATCCATCATCCTCTTTAACGAAGCAGAAAACGGCAAAACAAGATTTCTGTTTACCCGTTTCATTATCCAGTATCTGTTGCCTTCTCGCACAGAACTTCATTGTTCGTTCGTTATTGAATAGCTCGTAGCCATCACCCGTGCGTTGTGCAAAGGGCACTTCGCCCTTTGCTTCTATGATAAACTTCTTTTCTTTAATCTCTTCCATAATCATTATGTATTAGATATTTCTGAATAACTTTCATTTTTGCCGTAAACAACTCTTACGTTGAGAAGATTGTTAAGTGTGAAACCCATTCTCCAACTAAACCAAAGATAACCAATCTTCTCAGCAATCCTTATTGCGGTATCAGCATACTTCTTTGCATCACCCTTAAAAGGTTCTGAGCCATGATAGGAGAAGCCATTATCAAAGACTAGTTTGAATACCTTATTCTTAGGTAGCTGATACTTACAGAAGTCATCATAGGTAAGGATATTTCCATCAACCTCAAAGCAAACCTTTTTATAATCAAGGAAGGAAATAAACCCTTTATCATTGATAGTAAGATTACTTCGTTTAAGAGTATCTAACACATCTTTCTCCTCTTCTTTATTAAGAATGCGATAATTAGTAAAGAAAATCTTACTGCTCGCTTTCTGTGGTACATTATCAACGATTGCAATGAGCGAAATAAAGCTGCTAAAAGAACCAGATAAAGCTATTCCCTGTTCTCTTAAAAAACGCTCACTATCGCACTTATTGAGGTATACGGTAGCTAAAGGAAATTCCTTCCCGTATGCTACGTTTAAATTCTTAAATTCTATGAACATAAGCTTAATCAATAAAATCATTAAACGTAAGAACCTCAGATGCACCCTCACGGAAAGGCTTCTTATCACACGCATACCCCATCCAAGAGCCATAGTCATACACTTTATACATGTGATAACCAGCCTTCATCAATACCTTAAAGGCAGCTTTCATTTCACATCCATGTATTCTAACCATATCCTTATCGTTGGCATGTCCACTAAAGCGTGGATTGCTCAAACTAATACGTCTTGTAGCAGGTCGGCTACCATTATTTGCACCTGAGAAAGGATGAAAAATATCCCAACAACTATTAGATAAGAAGGCATTACAGATTGCCTGTACGACTTCCTCTCTAACTTCGGTTGGTTGAACATAATCGTTTTGTGGTATATTTACCTTGATTTCCATAATTGTATCTCCTATATTTAAACGTTAATTATTTCTTCTTCATACATTCCTTCACAGCGTATTGGCTTTTAAGAAGGCATTGTGTGGCATTCAACCCTTTCAGAGGAATAAAATACTCTACGATAGCATTCCAACGTCCTCTGAACGTACCCGAACCCTTTGCGTTGGCGATAAAAGAATCAATATCTGATTCACTAACCAAAGCACCTGAGTACTTGGTGATAACCTCGCCTGTGTATTTATTGATAATTGTTATCATTGTCGTATCTCCTATTTTTCAATTTCTGTAAACTCAATTTTACCATTCTTTTTAACCTGTGCGTGCCACTTATTGGTTCTCACCTTACCATCCCAAAATGAAACAGTAGAAAGTACCACACATTCACCACGCTCTACAAGTCTTTCGTAATAACTTATGACCTCATCCCAACTATCGAAAGTATGGGCAAGTACTGTAAATCTGAATCGAGCAATTTTCTTTGTTTCCATTGTTGTATCTTTTAATTGTTAAACCTATTTATTAATTATTTACACCGCAAAATTAATAATTTCTTTTGAAACCAACAAATATTTTCGGTGTTTTATTAATATTTTAATAGATATTAATACAAAACCAAGAAAATCGGATATTTTTACATAGAAAACTTATCTTTTAACCATTTCTCGATGGTTAAGATAAACTCATCCAAGGAGCGGCAAATGCTGTACTGAAAGCCTAATCGCTCAACATCAGACTAAAATTTGGCTTGCAAATCAGATTGAATTCCGTCCTTAGTTTTAACTTCAATAAATAGGACATTTTCTCTTGCTATAATAATAAGGTCGGAGAAACCAGCCAAAACGCCCTCACCTTTCATAATCTTCGCTTCAAGCGCACTTCGTTGTCCTCCGTTAGGGATGGCGGCAATGATGTAGCGAGGATATTGCAAGCGAAACCACTTCACCATCTGAATCTGAATCTGCGATTCAATGTGCCGTGGTTTGCTTCTGCCTTTCTTCTGGCTCTCCTTCTTTAAAAACTCATCGTACTTCATTATTGCATTTCTTTAGCCTTAATATCCTTAACGAAAAATTCAATCATACGTTCATAATATTCTCTTCTTTTAAGATACTTCGTACAATTAATCTTTCGTTTACATAAATCCACATTATTTTGAGCCAACAAATACCTATAGATGTAGAGCATCTTCAAATCATCAGTTCTGATAAACGCCAAAGTCTTTTCCTCGTAAGCCTTTTCAAGCTGTTTATTGGCTTCTTTCAACTCTTCGTTCTTTTTGATAAGACGACAAATAAATTTCTTTAAGCGATAGACATATATCCACATAACGATAAACGGCAAGAATAATATCGCCGTAGACCAACCATCCTTCACCGCACTACTGAGACAGCATCCCATCAGAAAGAATGCACACAGCAGCTCTGTATGAGAACCGCACCAAGATAAAATCTTCTTCATATTGATATATTATTTATCAGTTTCTAATTTTGAGACTTGACCATTGAAGTATTTGCGCACACCTTCGTAAATCTTCAATTGGCGAGAAAGTTCTTTATTCTTTTGGAGAAGCTCATCACGCTCAGCAACGACCTTCTCGTAATCATTGTGTTTGTTGTTTAATCTATTGAGCAACTCACCTTGCTCTTTAACCTTCTTCTGATAACGAGTTAGCTTAGTTTGCATCTTCGAGTAGTTTTCTAACACTCTAAGCACTACTCTTTCGTAAGGTACATCATTATTATACTTAGTTTCTTGCATTCTTATTTTCCTTTCTTTTATTACGCACCACCTCAGCTTGGCAAGATTTGCAACGATGCTTGTAAGACTTAGAGAATTCACTTATCGGCTTCTCGCAACCACATATCTCGCATTTACGTATTCCTTCAAATAGAGGCTGCTTTATAACCGTTGCAAGAATACCATCCTGTCTTTCCCATTCTTCGTTAGTTTTCATCCAATGAAGGCAAGGTCTATTTTTTGGCATTGTTAAGGCTGAAACAAGTCCCAACATTTCATCATATCCAAGATGATTACTATGTCTGTCTCCTTGCCATACATCAAAACCGAAATTACCATCTTTCTTAATTATAATATCTTCCATAATTAATAATACTTTTTGATTTTATCATAAACACCGTATTCTCTTTCAATATCAAGGCAAAGCTACTTCACCTCTTCTATATTTCTCCCAAAATTCTTTATCGTACTTAAACCCTTTCTTAAACTTATGTCCGAATTTATTCCCTTCCTTAAACCTAAACTTCTTAGAGCTTGATTTGGATATAATGGCAGCAATCTTCATGGAAGATAATCTATACTCATGCAACCATACGGCATCTTTTCTTAACCCAAGAGACATAGCCTTATTCTTAACTGTTCTGATATTACAACAGAAGATTTTAGCAATTTCTTTATTTGTACGAAAGGGAAATAATCTAATAAATCTCTGTTCCTCCTCCTCGCTCCAGTAGCGGAAACGCCCTAAATAACGGATTTCACCATACTTAGCGATAAATCGTGGTGATGCAGGTTTAACTCCATTTCCTTTTAGTCGCCGCCGTACTGTTTCATAAGGTATACCTACTTTTTTACTAATTTCGGGTATGGTAAGCCCCTGTGCGTACAGAGCTAATAATCCATCATCTATAGAATGAGGATATTTTAGTACACAACACCCTTTATTACCTACTCCCATGCCAATGTTTTTAATTGTTCGATACTCTGATAAGAGATTTTGCATTTCTTATTCTCGTAGCAACCATCTTTAGCAAGAGCATTCCATAGAGCATTAAGACAGATGCCAATCTTCTCTTTATCGTACTTTAAATAAATCTCTGGGCAAGTAAGGAAAGGTTCAGGCTTTTTGTCTTTTAACTGAACCACAACAACCCTTTTTGCTCTTGTTGGTCTATCATTCAATCCTATCATGTATTCACCTCACTTTCTATCTGCTTCTGCGATTCACGGATAAGTAAGTCAAGCACCTTGCTAATAATGTTAGGGTTCTTTACTACATAAGTTCCCACATTGGTTACGAGGTCTACTTTTACCACCATTCCGTTATTTCGCAGCAATTTATATTGAGTATTCAACTTTTTAATTTTATCCAACTCATCCATATAAAAATACTATTTACCATTATACGCAAGCATATACAGCCTACGATACTCTTTATGAGCATTGTACCAAGCTTTGGCTCTTTCGATGCAAGCTTCACGATGCTTTTGATAGTAGGTCTTGCCGTATTTACTTCTGCGCATTTTACGTTCAACTTCTGTCATAGTTTACTTGATAGAGCGGAAGGAGATACTATAGAATAGACCTCCATCCGCAATTATATATTTCACAGCTTAAAAATCAAAAGAACGGCAAGCGGAGAGCCCTTCGGAATGATAAGGTAGCGAGAGCGTGAACCGAAGTTCGTCTGCTCTTGTATCATTGTTTCATCATTGATGGAGAGTACAAGTCTTACCATCTCCTTCTCCCCTACATGCGTAGAAATCACATCGGAGTGCTGTAGGCGATAATCTGACTCCGTAGGCAAACCATGAAGAGCGTTAAATGTAATTGGAACAATCAATCCACGATAACCCTCTTTAAGAGTAATGCCCGTTAACACCTCCATTCGCCCCTTACGAGTTTCAATATCATTTGGAGCATAGATAACAAATGAATTACTATCATTATCAATAGGAGAAGGAACTCCATCCTCAATCCCAAAAGGAAGTTCGTCTTTTTCCTCGTGTTCCTTAACTTGCTCCTCATTTTGCTGCTGAGCCGCATTTTCTTGGTTCTGCGGAGTGTTCTCATTCTCCATAGGCATATTATTACCATCCAAATTCAAAGGCTGTTCTGCGCCATTTTTCTTAGGTCTTGCCATAATTTACTCCTCCTTCTTTTCTTCGTTAGACTTCTGTTCCTTCTCCTCCTTTGTCTTATGCTCGAAGACATCGTACACGTTGGTTTTGCTGAGACCGATGATTTCGTAATCGATAAGCGTCTTCCCCATCACCTCATCAATGTTACTGATTGCTCGGTGCATAGACTTTGCTTGCACAAGGTAAGTCACGTTGCTACGCTTCTCCTTGTTGGTCTTATCGTCATAGGAAATGAATTGCAATTTTGCCTTGTACCAGCAATCATCATCATCCTTATCAGAAAAGAACACCTCTCTGTACGAAGCCTCTTGCATTGACTTAACCTTAAACTCGCCGCTAATATAAGCAGCCATTTCCTCTGTGATTGCGCTCTCACCTTCCGTGAAGGATAAGGCATCAATCGCATACTTTTCGGTCACAGATTTCTCTGAACCATCTTCTTGGGTCTTCTGGTAGCGGATTCCTACCTCAAACCAATTACTCGTTCTACTACGCATATTTCTAATAATCTAAAACTAATTTAAAACCATTATCTAAGAGTATTCTTGCTCAGAATGGTAAATCATCCAAATTCTGCGTTTGTGCAAAAGGTGCATCGCAAGAAGAAGCCGCATTCTGATTTTCAAAAATTACAGGCTTTAAACCACCAAGGATAGGCATAGCCTTTTTTTCCTCATCTGTCATTTTCTCACGAACCTCCTTAGGCAACGACTGCTTAATCATGTGGGTCTCGTCATACTTAGGATTCTTTAGCTCCCAAGCAGTAAGGTCGATATAAACAGCCTTCGGGTGATTATTCTCATCTGTTGTAACGAAGATGCTATTATCTTCGATAGGAATAACCAAACAACGAAGTACCTCTGTTCGACCTTGGATTTGCATTATGCCAGCTCTTTTGAGCTTCAGCAAGTTCAATTTTCCGTTAAAATCTGTCATATTATATATATTTAAAAAACATAGCCCCAAGAGAGGGAATCGAACCCTCGCCAACCTCCGCTTATTAAGAGCTGCTTATTACGGAGTATCTTCGCATATATTCTTTAACACAGTAGAATAAATGAACTTTATATATTCACCGCTTTCCTTTAGGATATGATAAGAATATCGGTATCACTACCATACAGCCCACGCACACCCGTACGATTGGTTTTCCTTGGGATAAAAAGCCCTACCGCCGTAGGGCAAAAAGATGAAATTTTCAAAAATAACGTCTTAAAACTTACCTCACGGCAAGATTTATCTGAATAAAATAATTCTTCTAAGAGAAAGAGCCGACACCTCACGGCGGCTTTATGGCTCTTCAAAATCGACTTTCTTATGATTTCAATATTCAATCTTATGTAGTTATATTTTAAATCAACTTATTCTGAATGAAGCTACTCATTTCTACTTGTATTTCCATTTATATCCAAATGCCGATTTTCTTTTACCTTCGCAACAATAGCTAATATTTGTAGCTATTTTTGTTCCGAATGAACGTGCGGCTTCACATACAGTTTCCCACGTTTTTATATATTCTCCATCCATCGACATCTGTATAACCCCCTTGGCTTTATAATGCTGCTTTCCTTTTATTATACGTCCCCACTTTTCATGAATACCATAATTATGATGCCTTCTTCCACGTACAGCTTTTTGTAAGTGCCTTTTATACGTAGTTGGGTTCTTGTAATTTTCAGAAGCAGTAACCCATTTTAGATTGCTCGAAATATTATTTGTTTTATCTGTATCTATGTGGTCAACGTATTTTACATTGCGTTCATTAGGAACAAAGGCGTTTGCTACTAACCTATGAACGAGAAGATTTTTAGTCTTACCTTTTAAACAAATACAGACCTTTAGATAACCGTTTTTTAAAACATACTGTTTCAAAATCTGACCTTTAAAGAGACGTTTTTTATTATCACACTCAACGATTCTATCAATAGAGCGAACCCTCCCCAAATTAGATACCTCATAATTTTCTAAACCTTCTATTCTTTTCCATATTTCTTTCATATCTATATTATTTTAAAAGAGAGGGCTTTCGCCCTACTCTTATATTAAATTCTGATTAATGAAACTAACCATTGCCATATTCTGTGAAAGAATCATTGGCTGGTCTAATAAGTGCGGTTTATACATATCCGTAGCGGCATTGTAAAAATCCCACACTGTCACCTTATTTTGCTCGTGATAGGTAAGCATCATCTTCTCGGTAAGACGACCTATCTGAGCTTGATTCAGAGGTATAGTTTGCAAGTTACGTATTTCTTTATATTTAGTCTCAGATGAAACACGTAGAGCGGTAAGCATACCTATTATAGTAAACATTTCCTGCGCACTAATCTCTCTTGCCTTCATTGCTTCGATTTTTTCATCATCGGAAGCAACAATACCTCGAAGGTTCTGTAGCCACTCATCAGCCTTTAGAAGCAACTCTTCAAGTGTATATGACTTTCGGTTGCTATTTGTATCTGAATAGGTAGCCGCATACTGCTCTGGTGAAAGCATACATGTATTATGACAGATAACACAATTACGTCCAATTCCGAGCTGTATTCCTCTTTGATGGAATGATACCGCCATATTGGTTGTGACCTCATTCTTTCCTTCCCCTTTATCGAAATCTCTGAGACGGATATTACAGTAAACTCTTCGTAAGATATGAGCCTCTACTGCTCTATCGCCGAATTGAGCTTCTTTCTGTGGCAAGATGCTTACACCAGGATTTTTCTTATCCTTGTTGTTTGAAGCAAATAAATCATAAATCTCTGGCTCATAACCATAGCTCTTACACATATCCATTACACGATGTATCAGTTCGTGATGATAGATACCTTTGAGAGGTTTGCCGTAAGCATCGTTCTCACGTTCAGTTCTTTCAAGCTGCTCTAAGGTAAGTATCTGACACTTACTTACGTCAAAATCCAAAAACTGACGTTCGTCTGCGCTCTTCAACTCTGGCTGCTTTGCAACCGCTACTTCATTTACTCTTGGCTGTGCCATCAAATTCATTGCCATTGTGTTCATTGTTGTATCTCCTATTTTTAATACATTAAACAAAATAATTATTACTATATATACTATTAATCTTCAATATCATTGAGAACCTCCATGTGTTGCGTTTCTCCTACCAACTCAACATTCTGCGAAAGGTTCTTTGTGCTAAAGAATACCCATTTAGGTATGATGCAAAGATTATAGTTGCTATCTAAAGCATCATCCTTGATAATTAGTTTAGACTTAGGTACGAATACCTTTGTCTTACCTTCTTTGCCTTCAAAGAGAAAAATCTGAGCATTCTTTGATTGCTCCATCATTTCATCCTTGCGACAACGGAACTTAACTAATGTTGTTACTATCTCCATATTACCTCCTTTTTTAGTAAGCAAGCCAGATAACAGCATACGCTAAAATAATTCCACTAGCGGCGAGCATTGCTGCTTGTACCGCATCTTTTACATCTTCGGTTCTCCAATTACATGGATTCATCATGTCTTTTTCTTTTTTCATTTTTCGTATCTCCTATTTTTAATTTATTAACAATATCTACATTAATTATATGTATTAAAAGCTATTTTATTAACTTTGATACCGCAAAATTAATAACTTTCTCTCAGACTACCAAATTTCCTAATAGCTATTTTTAGTTTATTAATACTTACTATTAGTTTTTTAATAGATTTTAAGCGAGTATCTCGTTTTTTCTTTATAATTTTGCGGCGTAAAAGGAAAGTGCTATTTTCCAAGCTAAGAAAAGAATCATATATGCCCAATCAACACAAGTGAAAGGGTTCAATATAATAAACCAAACGGAATGATTGATAGCACCTTTCATCTGTTTGGTTTTTACATTAATATATATATAATGATGAAAAGAATAAGAATAGGAATACAGGAAGCTAAGTTTGCTCTGAGCGACAAGAATCGCTTGGATGCCTTCTGTTTGCTTCTTAAAATAAAGCTCTTATTCCGCTCATCAGACCTTAATCTTGTGTCATACAATCATTGCGCCAAGCTTTTGCATATTGACAATAATAAATTAAAGAGACTACTTGAATATGGTTGTAAGATAGGGTATTTCCGTTTTGAAGAGAAAAATGGAAAGAAGAGATTCATTGCTCGTAGCATACATTCAAATAATGGATATAGTTATAAGCTTCGCAAGGATGATTTAACGAAGATGACATTTCCAGCCCTCAAAAACCTTTTGAGAAGAATTGTCATGGAGAACCAAGTTAGAATGCAAGAGGACGTAATCAATACGCACAATAAGGGGACGAATGGGAGAAATGCGAAGACTATTCGCAAGGCTCTCAAACGTGAAAGTCGTATGTTGAGGAAGAAGTTTAGCGATAATAAAGGTTTATCTTATGACAGAATCAAGGATGTTATCTATGGTACGATGTACCAAGCGTTCAAAGTTACAAATCAGCTTGTAAACAAGGGTATCATCAATAAGCGCACAAGAATCAAGGAAGTAAGGTGCGATGCAAAGGTATGTACCAATAATATGGCTATTACGGATTTTGAAGGTTCTATAATAGTGATAAGCGCAAAAAATAGAAGTGCATTTTCCATTGAATCGAATATCTATCGTATGCAGATGGACGATGCTATATCAATATCTCGTCATGGTATGAGAAGAAAGGAGGCAAAAATGTAGTTTATGTAAAATCAAAAATAATAAAATAAGGGATGAGGGCTTTAATTTAATTTATTCCCTTATAGGGGCGACAGCCCCAAGAAAGAATTAACTAACGGGCGCACATACGCCCCCACCCGATTATATAATAACACAGGAGATACAAAATGGAGAAAAAGAAAAATTGGCTCGATACTTACCTCACGCCAGCAAAAGAACTTGTTGGATATGAGTGCTACGTAAGTTGTGATTATGAAGATAAGTTCGCAACAGGAAAATTTTCAGTTATCATTATAAGGAACGGAGAAGTTGTAGCAAATGAAATGAATCACATCTATTGCGCTTCAAAGGCAGTCGTTATCGTAGAAGCAACGCTGTTTATGATGCAAAAATGCGAAGATGCCGATATTATCACAATACATTTTGAATATTTTAAGAATTACTTTGCCTTTTTTCACGAGGCGAGAAAGGCTAACGCACAAACAAAGAAAAACTATCTGAGCTTATACAAAAGCTTTAGAAAGGATGCGGAAGTAATCTTTGACCTCACTACTTGGTGTAAAAGAAATAAATACGATGATGAGGTTGAGAAAATGCTAAGCGATAACTAAACTATAGGAGATATGCAAGATGAAAAATGAAACGAAATTAAAGAAGCTGATGTCTTTCTTAGATGAGAACGGCATTAAGTACACTACACCTCGAAAGAGAAAAGAGGGAAGTGCTCACCTCTTCATCGGTCAGTACATGATTGCTGTAAAGATAGAGGGTAAAGATGATACATTGTTCTTCAATAAGCATAAGAGAGGAAAGCATCCTTTCTTTATCAGAACTTCGGAAACCCCGAAGTTCATTATTGAAAAGATGCAGAATCTGATTACAAGAATGATGTTAATACAACAAAAACATTTCATGGAACAAAAAAAATAATTATATGGAAAAACTTAATTTTAAGCTAGAGTTCGCCGATAATGGGGTTATTGTCACAGATAATAGCTCTGGCTCTGTAAACGTCTATCAAGAAAAAGAAGACGGCAGTTATCACGAATATACGAAGAGAGCTATCAGCGAATCCGTAGATGACATCATTGCTCATCTTTTGCTTGATGGCACGGAAAACTTGAAGCAGAAGTCGATTTATAAAATCAAAATTGAGATAAGATAATATGTTATACCAAAAGAAAGAAAAGAAGCCGAATACGGCAATTAAGTATGAGGTACGTGAGTTTATTCACGGCGGTATTGAATATGCAACAGATTGCCCTTTCGGTGAATGTGGTCGATATACGCACGCTCTAAATAAAGTCGGTGCTATTGAATGCAATCTTTGTAGGTATCAGAAGAAAAATAATACAGAAGCAAGGGTTGTAAGATGTATGCATCCGTAATTACAGGAATTAGCAGTTGATAAACTTTTTAAAAAGTAAGAATTATGATAGAATCAATGAAGATACGTGAAGGGTTGGTATTTACCTTACCAATAGAGCCTAGTATGGTAGTCCATGTAAATGATAGACTAGAAGTTTACGTTTATAACATCGGAGAAGAAAGATATTCGCTAGCCAATATTTGCCCTCTCAGATTGAAAGTTATCAAGGTAGGTAGAGCTATTGTAGAATGCAATATTATACCAGACGAATACAATTTTGCATATAGAAAGAATATCCCTATTCAGTTTGAAGAGATTACAAAAAATGGTACTATTGTCACAGAGGAAAAGGAAGAAATGGTTAATCACCCTAACCATTACGCTTGGCTAAAGGAACTCTGCGGCATAGAGCCGATTGATATTTGCCGACACCTTGATTTTAACTGCGGCTCGGCAGTAAAGTATCTTTTACGCAAGGGAAAGAAGGAAATGAACCTTTCAGAGCGAGAACAGAGAGTGCAGGATTTGAGCAAAGCAATCTTCTATCTACAGGATGAGATAGATATGATAAAGAAGAGCAAATGAAATACTCGAAGGTGCAAGACGTTATCATTAAGGTAATGACTAAGACGCAGGCTTACTTTATGCTAACACCTGCGCAGCGAGAGCAAAAGAAGAAGCGACATATCAAGCATCTTTAAAGATTGGAAAGAAAAAGAGCGGAGAAGATGGGTAAATAGTTTAGACGGGAAGTTTCAAAGGTACTCAATATCTGGTATATAAATAGTATCTTTGCATCGAAAAAATAAGTTTAACATTTAAAAATATAAAGATTATGAGTAAGGCAAGTGGCGGTACAAGAACCGTGAGCAGCGCAAATGCTGCCGCAAGCAGAACCTTTGCGCAGAGCGCAATCGGGGGAGGGACAAATGAAAATATAGTCTTGAAGACAAACTCGCCAAATAGTGCTATAAGCAATTTGAGTGAATATGATAAACAAGATTTGCATCAACTCCTCAAAAATGCAACGTACGATGTAACGAAAATTATGAGTGCGATAAATCATGGAGAAAATATCTCTGGAAATATAAATTTCAGCGATGATAGAAGCATTTTTAATGCCATATTAAAGCCGAATGTAACAGATAAAGCGCACGAAGCATTCGTATCTATTATTAAGAGTGCTATGCCAAAAGATAAGTTTAATAAACTAGCTAATGGCGTTAAAAAATTCAAGCAAGAAGTAACATCTACTACAGGAAAATACTTCGCAAACGAAGAAAATTTCAAAAAGTATTATAAATAATGCTATCCAAGAAACTCATATATCAGATTCGCTGCGACCTACTTTCACATACAACCGATGCGGAGAAGGCTGCGGCGAAAATCTGCACTCTGTTAGGATATAAGGTGATACCACAGCAACCGATAATCACGGGCAGAAAGCTATACTTCGCTGATATATATCTGCCAGAGATAAAAACTATAGTAGAACTCGATGGTGGCTACCATTTTACCAAAGACCAAAAGCGCAAGGATGGTAACCGCTCTTCGGGTATATGGCGGCTCGGGTATCATGTGGTAAGATTGAGTAATCACGATGCTAGGAATCCGAAGAAGGTTAAGGCAAAGATAGATATGATACTACGCAAGGCAAAGTAACCAAGAATATTGGCTATTTTGCCTTTTATTTTTGTTTCTTAATAACTATACATAAACTAAAAGAAAGCCGCTTAGACCGCAAGAAAATCGCCAAAAATAGCATTTGTTTACACAGCTTCTATTATTTATTATTATTTTATTAATAGAAATAGTAATTTTGCAATCGGAAATTATTTATTTATTAACGTTTAAAACAGAATTACTATGACAATAAAAGAAAAAGTGCTTGCTTCTGCCAAAACATCATTTGCAAAGTATGGTTTGAAGAAGGATGAACTTTCAAAGCTGGTTGACCTGATTGTTGCAAGTCGTGGTCTAACAGATGAGTCAAAGGACGAGGATGTAACGAGTGCTATCTCGGCAGTTGAACCTTATGTTGGTATGATGCAATCATCATTCAATCGTGCGGTCAGTGAAACAACGAAGAAATTCGATGGATGGATTGACCCTAACGACCTTAATCATAAGCCTACTCCACCAGTTCCTCCTACCCCTCCAGTACCTCCAACAGGGCTTACACAAGAGCAGGTTCAGCAGATGATTGCCGAGGCTACCAAAAGTACCCAGAAAGCAGTTAGCGAAGCTGTAGCCGCCGCCATTGCTCCATACAAGGAAAAGGAAGAAAGAGCACGTCTTGATGACCTTTTCGGTAAGAGCGAAAAATTGAAGGACGTTCCGCAGCAGTTCCGTTCACGTTATCAGCTCGACAAGGAAGAGAATCTTGAAACTCTTGCACAGCAATGTGCCGATGATTGGACAGCATTGAAGCAGTCACTTGTAGCAAACGGCAATTTTGTTGAAGCACCCAAGGCAACCTCTCCCAAAGACGAGCAGAATGATTTCATTACAAAAATGCAAGGCTTCTCGGAGCGTAATGCTCCAAAGGAGTAAGGCATTATCAATGAATTATGTTAAACTCTTTAAAAGAAGAAAATTATGTCAAACAGAGGCTATTTTTTGCATAGAACCAAGCCAGAGGATATCAAGGAAGCACTTTGGCTTGAAGAGCAGTGCCTTCGCCGACAGGGTGGTTATGACCTCGACCGCACCAACCTTCCAGCTACTTTAAAGTTTGTAGCGAAGGGTACAGTTCTCAGACTTATAACTGGTGGTAAGGCACAGGTTGTAAAGACAGCAAAGGCTGTAGAGAATGCAGATAAGGCTGCTACAACATTGAAGATTGCTAGCGGTTCTTTGTTCCAGGTTGGAGATAAAATTGCTGGTGCAACCATTTCAGCTATTGCTACTACTGATGGTGTAGATACATTGACTGTATCAGCACTTGATAATGCGGTTGCTAAAGATGCAGTTGTATCAGATTATGATAAGACTAAGGATGTGCTCCTTGGCTTCTCATACGATACTCTCGATGTAAGAGACCAAGAGTCTTCTATCGCAGCTACTCCTACCTTACAGGTAATGGAGGTAGAGGAAGATTCTCTCCCTTATCCTATCAACGAAGATATTAAGTTGGGTATCAATGCTGTTGGTATCGCTTTATTTAAGATTCAGTAACCTTTAAAAGTGGAGATTATAGATTATGAATAGTATTTTGAAGAATCTGCAAGACCCAAAGTCTTTTCAGACCTACATTGACGAATACATGAAGACTTCCACCTACAAGGCTGAGTGGAAAAACGAGTTGAAGCCAGTCGAATATTGTGCTGCAAAGGTATATCAAGCAAATATGGCAACCTATGCTGCTGCTATGGTCGGTTCTGTAGTCGCTAAGAACGCAGAGCGTCCATTGCATACCATGCCTGATTGGGGTCAGCTTACTGGCTCTATCGGTCGTATTGCCGATGAGTGGGAGCTCGATAACGACTACCTCGACCAGATGCACCTCTTGGAGGGTAAGTATAATGATATGTCGGGACGTGGCGGTTATACACAGTCACAGCTCAATGCTAAGTACGATGAGCTTATCAAGTACTCATTCAAGCCTTTTGAGTTGGCGGTTATCGCTCCTCATAAGCGTATTGATATGTTGTACTTCGAGGGATTGTTTAAGGGTACTCAGACTGTATCACGTACAAACAACTCTAAGGCTAACGTATCTTATACCTTTGATTTGGGTGTTAAGCAGCTTTCTGCTACCACAAATTGGGGTGAGGTGAACGCAACTCCTATTGAGGATATTAAGAAATTGAAGGACGAGGCTCGCAAGAAGGGTCGTAAGATTCTGCGTCTTCGTATGTCTGAGAACACATTCTTCGCAATGTGTAAAGCAAAGGAGATTAAGGACACCTTCCGCTTGAACCTTAATGGGGTTACCATCAATCCTGCTGCGCCGATGATTAGCGTTGACCAGATGAATATCTATCTGCGCTCTATCCTCTTGCCAACAATTCAGATTGATGAAGATAAGTTTGTTGAGCTGCCTGACAAGACAGTCTTTAACCTTATCCCAGATAACCGAGTTGTTGCGATGTGTGCCGATAAGGTGGCTGTACCTAAGTGCGCTGAGTGCTTGGAGGCTATTGACCCAGTTGATGGCGTTTCTTACTCTACATACGATAACAACCTTATCGCTTATTGGAGAGATAAGAAGGGTTATCATCTTACCAACGAAATGTGGATGCAACCAGTATTCGATGGTATCGAAGACTTCTTTATCTTGAAGGTTGGTGCTTAATGCACTGACCCTCAGTTATGGATATATTGATTTAATAAGTGAAACTTCATAAGATAACAAGATTAGCATGACAATTTCAGAAGCCATAGCAAGCGAGATTCAGCCTTTCTCTACCTCAGATGAGACCTTGGAGAAGATGTTTATTGATGCTACTGATAAGTTTAGCATCACGGCATCCGTGGCTGATGAATACTCTGTAGCGGTAAAGAAACCCGTAGCCTATGCGGCTATGCGCATCCTCTACAAGATGAATCCATTATCAAGTGAGAATGTTGGCGGTATCTCTCAGAGTTACAAGAACGACAAGAGTCTCATTGATAAAATGATTAAATCTATTGCGAAGGATGCTGGATTGGATGCTGACCTTGTTATTGATAGTACTTCTGATGATTATTGGGTTCAGAGTGTGAAGGTATGGTAATCAAATAGATAGCGTATGAACTTTGAAGATATACTTAAAGTAAAAGGTGCTCCACAAGATGGCTTTGATGAGGACGGAAATCCTATCGAACAGCCCGAAGGAGAATGGCAAACCTTTGGAAAGTGCGTTATTTTACCTAATTCGCAGGCGAAGATTATCACTCTGACAGACGGGCAGCAGTACGTGTATTCGCACGAAATCTATGCTCCTCTCTCAAAAGCAAAATACCCTCTCATACCGAAGGAAGGCGAAAAGGTTTGGATAACCAAGAAAGATGGCACGATTGATAAGGAAATGGAGGTAAAAGGCTTCGTAACCTTAAAGAAACGCTATCTTAGAATTTGGCTCTAATAGGCGGCAATATGGCAAAGGTTGAATTACAAATCAAAGGTCGTGAAGCCTTACAGAAAAGGTTGAACGAAAAGAGGTAGCAGATTATCAGTTACCTCAATATGCGTTTGATGCAACTTGCCGAAGAAGCGGTCACCTACTCTAAAGAAAACAAAGGTTATCAAGACCGAACTGCAAATTTGAAGAACTCAATTTCATTCGCTCTCTACCTTGATGGGCAACTCATTACCTCGGCAGTTGGTAAGATTCCAAAGGAAGAAGAAGCGAAAGAAGGACAGGAGGGTGTAAGTGCTGCACTCAATGAGTATGCACAGAAAGAAGGTGTGGTAGCCCCTAAAGGGTACTCTCTCGTCATTGTGGCTGGCATGAACTACGGAAAATATGTAGAGGATAAAGGTTACAATGTCTTACATCTTACTAAGTATTTCCTTCGTGACGAAATGAAGAAGATTTTTGAAGAAGTAGCTGAAATGATTAAAAGCGATAGTTAGATATGATACTCGGTGATACAGCCGTTACGGCATTATTTAAGTATCTCAATGAAAATGTTGAGAGAATAGGCATAGAGGAAAAGCGTATCTTTAAGTATGAGATACCCGAGAAGTTGGCTATTGGTGATTATATCGCCATCAATCATCTTCCCTTTGTGTATAGTGATGCCATTAATGAGGGTGTAGTGAATCTGAATATTCATTGCCCTAAGACCTCATCTAACTTACCTAACATAAAGAAACTCTCTGATTACTCGGAGAAGATTCTTTCTTTGTTTGGTGACGGTACTTACCTTGGTGGCTGCTACTTCGATTTCTACTCTATATCTCGTCCAACTCGTGATAGTGATAACACTTATTACGTCAATATGAAATTTAATGTAACGTATAATAATTTAAAAGAATAAAACTATGGCAAAGAATGGTGTATATGGCTTGGAAAGCTTCAGTTTTGCCGATTGTGTCGAAAATGGCGGCTACCCAACCACATGGAGCGACAAAATTAAGGCTGTCGTTTCTGGTAGTTTGAGCTTTAACGACCAAGCGGCACAGACATCGGATGTAGAGGTTGAGGATTCAGAAGACCCTTACGCAGTGCTGACTACATCAGCAGCAACAAAGGGCTTTACTTTGCAGACATACGATTTCTCAGAAGACAACTTCGTTAAGCTTCTTGGTTATACCAAGGATTCTGGTACTGGTGGTAAGGATGGTTGGTTGAATGAGCTTCCACAAGAAACCGAGATTTACAAGGCTGTACAGATTGTGACAAAAGATTTGGATGATATTCCTTCTCGTACCTTCCAGTGGTCTAAGATGAAACTTACAATCACTCGCAGTGGTTCTATCGGTAAGAGTGGACTTCCTAATCTTAACATTGAATTCCGTCAGATGGCGGTATTCGATGCAAAGGGTGACAAGAAGAGCGGTCATCGTAATATTCTTACCAAGGATATCAGTCCCCAAAATGGTAAGTAAGAATACTTGATATCTAAGATTTTTATTTAGATAAAAGATTAAAATTAAACTTCAAAAGGCGGTGAGGTAAGGGAACTTTCCCAAGCCGCACCGCTTTTTTATGTTATAAAACATATTTACGATATGAAAACATCAGACAAGGAAAAGGTAGCAAAGACGCTTGCCGAGGCATCTGTAAAGATTAAGGTTGGTAAGTTTCGCTTTAGAGTGAAGCCCCTCACCTTTATGCAGATTTATGAAATGGGCGTATTCGGTAACTCTATCAAAGAACCAACATGGAAGGAAGGTGAAAAAGTTAATATAATCCCTCTTTTGTTTGAGCACTCTGAGACAGCTCGTTTAATGAGTGAGATTTTTATCGTGTGTGCCTTTCGCAAGAAGTGGGCACGCAAGGTATGGGGGCGATATATACGCAAGCACCTTGGTATTATGGCATTCAATGAGCTTGTGAAGTTTATCAGCGGTTCGTTTAATGCAAATTTTTTCTTAACCTCTATAATTTTCCTGACTCAGACGAAGATAATGACGGAGCCGAAAACGACTCCCCGTGGGCAACAATCGGACAAGTAATGAAGTACTTTCGTATGAGTTACGAGGAGGTCGTATTTAATCGCTCATACATTAATATTATTCTGCTTAACCGCTCGATTCCGTCCTTTAATACAAATACCAAGGAAGAACCGAAAAAAGGCAGCAGACAGCAAAAGAAGCCGCAAAAAGAGTATCATAAGATAGATGAGCCAATCTCTGCTAATGATTTCTTTATGGGCTTGATGTAATAATCACATAAATAAGCAAACAATATGGCAGCAGCAGATGAAATACTTGGAATCAGCGGACAGATGGATATTTCCGATATTCAAGCATCACTTGACAAGCTCTGTGATGGATTGAATCGTGTCGCCGTTGATACAGAAGCCTTATCTCAGAGAATGAATAAGGCACTTAACGATGTGGCGCAATCCGATGAAGACCTTGCAACAAAGACCACCAAGGCTATGCAGGTTCTTAAATCTGCTATGGATGAAGCTACGAAGGGGATTCAGTTAGTACCTGAAATGATTGATACCGCCAATAAACGAGTAGAAACCATTGAAGGTACTATCGGTAAACTTAACGAGCAGTTAGCTAAGACTGAAAAAGGCTCAGAGGCATTCGGTTCGCTTACCAAGCAAATTGATGCTCAAAAGCATTCTTTGGAATTGGCGAAAGGTGATGTAAAAGAGCTTGTTGAATCTTATGATGGTGTAAGAAACTCTATCTCTCAGGTAAATGGTGCGTACCAAGCATTAAGTGCTTTCTCCGTTGCAAGCACAAGCGCAAATGGTGTTCAATCCGCAACGAATATTGCTGTAGGGGCTACGGCTACAACGGCAGCAACCGCCACATCAGCAGAAGCAGCAGCTCACGTAGCAAATGCCGAGGCGGCAACACAGAATGCCGAAGCGGAAAATCAGAACGTAGAGGCAACTAGACATCTGACAGAAGCTTTGCAGCAATATATTTCCGTTGCTTCGGGTCGTGCTGAGATTGAACGAATGCAATCCGAGAGCACAAAGGAGCTGAAAGCAGATATGAAGTTGTATGAGAAGGCTATTGAAGATATTCAAAATAAGCTTGATGCAACTGATTTTGCTAAAAATATCGAGGAAGCAACGAAGAAAATAGAAGTGCAGAAATCAAAGATTGAGAGCTATAAGAATGCTATGAACAATCTTTCTGCTGCGGATAACGAAACAGGAAATGGTGCTAACTACTACAATAGGCTTATAGAGAAAGCACAGGAAAATATTGATGCCCTTCAATCAAAAATCAATGATTGGCAAACAGAACAGCAGCGACTTAATGCAGACCTTCAGCAATACAATGCCCTTCTCGAAGCTGCGAATAAGATTCAGGGCGGTTCAACCATCGTTCAGCCTGATGCAACATCAACTGTTAAAATCAATATTGAGGACACATCGTTATCAGAACTGACTTCTAAGATTGATGAGAGTAAGCAGAAATTACAAGATTTAGAAGCAGAAGCTTCTAAGATGGATGGAAAGCCACTTGGAGAAAAGCAGAAAGAAGACTTACAGAAACTACAGTCTGAGATTGAAAAGACAAAGAATAATATATCTGTATTGCAAGAGGCTATCCGTGAGAAGAATGAAGAGACTTTTATTGGTAGATTACGCAATCAGATTTCCGATTTCGGGCAGAAGATTTCTGATTTCGGACAGAGTATAAAAGATAAAATCACTCAGCCTATTGATGAGCTGAGAGCAAAAGTAAGCGGCTCTTCCATCGGTCAGCGTTTTAGTGAGGAGTTCGCACAAGCAAAGTCTGGAATAAATGACTTTAAGGACGGAATCATCAATATAATGACTGCCAATGGTAAGTTGCAAGGTGAGATTGGTAAGGTCGGCGAAGCTTTCAAGGCTCTTGGTATTCCCGTAACGGGTTCTCTTACGGCTATTAAATCTGTAACAAAAGCTCTGTGGGGAATGTGCGCAACACCAGTAGGTGCGGTAATTGCTGCAATCGCTCTTGCTTTCAAGGCGGTGCATACCTGGATGACTAAATCCGCAGAGGGTCAGAAAGTCTATACAAAGCTGATGGCATACTTTGGTTCTCTTGCTAAGTCTATCACTGATATTGTGATTATCTTCGGAGAATACCTGTACAAGTGCTTCACTAAGCCAAACGCTCCTCTTCGTGACTTCGGTAACAATTTCGTAAAGACGTTCAAAACCGCCGTAAAAGCTGCGGTGAACCTTATTGGTGGTCTTGGAACTACCATAAAAGGTGTATTAAATATGGACTGGGACACCTTTACTGCTGGTCTTAAAAAGACTTGGGATGGAATTAAGGGTGCTGGTGAAACTGTTATTGATGTATTCAAAACGAGTGTGTCAGGTGCAATAGGCGCAGTTAAGACCGCTTATGATGCTTTTGCGAATGATGATTTATCAAAAAAGTTGATGCCTGCTTTTAATGGAATATTTACAAAGGCAAAGCAAGCGGCTTCCCTTGCAGGCAAGATTCAGGAGACACAGATTGCTATCAAAAAAAACGCAGAGACCCAATATAAACTTGAAGGAAAAATTGCCGAGGTAAAAAATAAGATATATACCTTGCAAGGAAAGGAGAAAATCGCAGCCATTGAGGAGGCAAAGGCTCTTGTTAGGCAGAAATACGATTTTCAGATAAAGCAGCAGCAACAGCTCGTTAAGTTACATGAGAAGCAAACTAAATTGCATACTCAATCTTTGGAGGATATTGCCGCAGAGCGTGAACTTAGAATACAGGTTCTTAGAACGCAAATCCAACAGAATAGTGAACAGAGAATGCTCATCAGACAAGAGGAAGCAGCAAAACGTTCTCTAGCGAATAAAGCAAAATCGGATACAAAGAAGGATACTACTCAGCAAAAGCAGATTAATTCAGCAGAGGGGAAGCTTGATAATGTTATCTATAAGAATGCTTATGAGAGAGCAAAAGCTTGGCAATCTTTGGAACAGGAGGTAACCGATGCAAAGATTAAGGCGATGAAAGAAGGCGAAGAGAAGGTTATTGCCGAGCGCAAAAGAGAGCTATCCAAAGAAATTGAGCAGATTGAAGAGCGAAAGAATGCAGCTATCAAGGCAGAGCGTGACCGACAGAAAGCTGAATTTGACGCACAGCAGTCTGTTATCAAGGCAAAGGGTGGTAAGGCTGAGACTTGGGATGATAAGAAACATCTTGATTCAAAGAATATTAAGAAGATTACCGAGCAGTACACCATCATTGAACAGAAGACTGTAGAATCATATAATAATGAGATTTATGCTGATGAATTAAAATCATATCGTGAATACCTGAAGGAGTATGGCAACCTCGAACAGCAGAAGCTCGCCATCGTTGAGGAATATAACGAGAAAATCAAAGAAGCAAGGGCAAAGGGTAATATTTTCGAGGAAGCAAAGCTAAAAACTGACCTTGAAGAGCAGCTAAAGAAGCTCAACTTTAATGATTTCAAGGATTCTATTAACTGGGATTCTGTTTTCTCTGATATGGGAAGATTGAGCAAATCTTATCTCGAAGACCTAAGAAAAAAGCTCAAAGACCTTCTCGGTTCGGGTACTCTTGATATTGATGATATGAAGGTTGTATCTGAACAGATTGGTAAGATTGATGATGCAATTTCAGAGCAGACCGATAAGTGGGGATGGTCTAATGAGAAGGTGCGTGAATATAATCGTCTCTTGCAAGAGGCTGCTGACGCACAAGAGCGATTAAGAAAAGCTACAGTTGAGCAATATAATGCACAGGAACGACAGTCCTCTACGAGGATTGCTATACAAAAAGTCTTTGCTGAAACGGGTGTATCTGTAAGCACAAATAAGATAACCTCTCAGAACAAGAGCGCACTCTTTAATGAGAATAAGATGAATCTCAGCAACAAACAGCTCGAAAAATTAAAGAAACTCTTTGATGAACTCGCTGTTTCTGAGGTAAAAGTCGGCAAGGCTACAAAGGATGTAAAGAAGGCACAAGAGGATGCAAATGTAACACAAGATAAAGCTAGGTTATCTATCAAGGAGATTGCAAATGAGTGGGCAGAAAGTATGAGTAATGTTGCCCAAAAACTACAAGAAGCAAGCGAATTGATTGATGTTCTTGGTTTTGGTAATTCAGACCTTGGACAGAAACTTAAAAGTGGAGCAGATGCATTCAATAAAGGTTCGCAAGCTGCATCAGATTTTGCTACTGGTAATTATATTGGGGCAGTTATTAATGGTATAGGAGCTATTAAATCATTAGGTAGTGTCTTCGGCATTGGTAGTGGTAATGCAAAAGAAGTTGCAGAAACGCAAAGACGGCTTACAGAATCCAATGAACGTCTACAAAAATCTATAGATAAGCTCAAAGATACAATGTCTAACACCTATGGTAAAGAATCCACAAATGCCTATAAAGAAGCTTTGCAACAGCAAAAAACTTACAATCATAACGTTATGGAGATTGCGAAGCAACAGATGAGTTATCATGGTTCGCACCACTCATGGAGTAGTTATTGGAGTGGCTTTAACGATGAGCAGATGGCTAAAATTAGGCAGAATGTGAAGAGTGATTTTAATGGTGATATAACCTCTCTTACACCAGAGGAGATGAAAAAACTGCTTTCCTATGAAGATTTAGTTGATAAAATAAGAGGAACAGGTAAGCATTATAAGGGTCGTTCTGCATATGGTGAAAGTGTTCTTGATAAACTCGAAGATTATGCAGACCTTGCTGGAAATCTTGATGAGCTAACAGATAAATGGAGAGAGTCTATTACTAAGATTTCCTTTGATAGTATGAAGGATAACTTTATTAGCAATCTCATGGATATGAGTAAATCAGCACAGGATTTCTCTAATAATTTCGCTGAAATGATGCAGAAAGCTCTTCTCTCCTACTCCATGGAAGACTTGATAAATAAGGATTTAAAAAATCTTTATGAAGAATGGGCAAAGAAAATTGATGAGAAAGAAGGAAAATTTAGTTCTCAGGATGTCGAGGATTTTCAAGCGCAGTATCAGAAGATTGTTGATGAGGGTTTAAAAAGACGTGATGAAATCGCAAAGATAACTGGATATACTGGGCAATCCTCTTCCGAACAGACAGCAACGGGCAAGGGTATTGAGGCTATCACCGCAGACCAAGTAAGCAGCCTTATCGGCATCGGTTATGCGGTACAGATTGCACAAGAGCAAGGAAACGAGGTTCGTAAGGCTATCGCTATAGATGTATCTTCTTTGCGCATCTATGCTGCGCAGATATATAATAATATCTCAGAAATGCGAGATATTCAGTATCAAGGGTTGGAGCAGTTGGAAGCAATCAATAAGAATACTGCACCTATTATATTGATACGTGAGGACATCGCAAGTATGTATAAATTAATGAAAGATAAGTATTAAGTTATGAAGAATGATGCTTTTATAAAGTTGGTCGATGAAGCGGATTCTGCTTACGTTGACCTTGATACTTTCGGTATTACATTGGTAAGGGGTTGGCGAGAAGCTCTGCTGACCCCAGCACCAGTAAAAAGCTATGTAACTAACGATAGTCGATTGGAACATGGGCAATCGGTTATCGCTACATCGAAGTATGCAAAGAAAGATAAGCGTGAAGTAAGTATTTCTTTCTTCCTTGAAGGTAGTTCAGAAGAAGATTACTTACAGAAGTATGAGGCTTTCCTTGATAAGATAGCTTATTCGGGTGAATTTTGCTTGAAAGTTCCTCGCCTAAAGAGGGTTTTTAAACTTGTTTACACGCAATGCTCGCAGTTTGGTGATTATGGTCTAAAAAGAGGTAAATTTGTACTCAAATTAACGGAGTATAACCCGAATGATAGAATTAAGTTATGATTAAGATATATGATATTAACGATAAATTGCTGATGCAAGCAGAGGTAACATCAGCGGCGAAGAGAGAACAGGAAATGTCTAAGTCAGATTATATTTCTCTGTCTTTCTCTGCTGCTGAGAAGGTTATTCTGCCCATTGGTGCGTATATCAATTATACATATAAGATTGATAAAGTAAGAGAGGTTACTAGGAAGTTCCTTCTCTTGGAATCGTATGAGCCTACTCAATCAGATGAATGCTCTTGGAAGTACACTCCTCAATTCCAGCATCCGAAGATGATTCTATCGAAGACCCCATTCTTTATCTATACCCGTAATTCACAGAATGTAGAGGTAAAGCAAAATGTATGGTCTTTCGTAGGTACAACATCCGTTCTTAGCGGTAAGATAGCTAATTTCCTTAACAAGGATTTAATGTTTGGCGAATGCGGATGGAAAGTTATCTTTTCAAATGTAACGGCAAATACTGTCAATGTATCATTCAGCGATAACGATTTTATTTCTGCACTTACAGCAATTACAAATGCTATTGGAGATAACTGCGAATGGCATATTGACTATGATGATGAAATTATCTACATCGGTAAGGTCTTAATCGGTGCAACTCCTGTCGTTTTAGAGGTTGGAAAGAATGTAGGTGTACCAAGTATCAATAATAGCAAAGAAGGCTACTATAACGCTTTCTCTATCTTCGGCGGTACTAGAAATATTACACAAGTAAATAGCAAAGGTGAGAATGTTTCATCTGGCGATATTCGTCTGCAATTAGATGAGGGCAATGGTACAATATTAATAGACGGAAAGGAACGCTCCTACTCTATTGATAAGTATTCTACCCTTGACCTTAGAGCGGATAAAACGAAAGAACCTCTTTTTACGAAGGTGCTTGATTTTTCTCAGATTTATCCTTCGCTCAATACCTATGTATATAATGTACGTGGGCGAGTTAAGTATGTGCTTGATGATAATAATAAGAAAATACCTATTTCTTATAATGCTGATGGCTCGGTTAAGGAATATAAGACCTTTACTATATGGTATATGAAATTGGCTTATCCTACTACAGAAAAAGTAGGAGGAAAGACAATTATCAATACAACAGTTGATGATGGCGTTACTCATTATTGGTATGACTTTGAGGTTACAGATGATTTGCTTATCAATGGTAAGAATATCGGATGCTCATTTGAACCAAACTTTAATACGGGTGCGCTTTCTACTCCACTTGCTGGTCGTGGCTCTAACGGCGAATATGTAGGCTTTGAACTTATCTATCATAAAGAGGCATCATCCTCGCATACGTCAGATGATGTTAGTGATAGTAATTTCTCTGTATTGGCTGGTGATTACGAAATTATCTATCAAGAGGATAATGAGGTCATTATACCTACAAATGAAGCAGAAATGCTCATTCCTCGTGGAGAAAGCAAACCTTCTTTGAAGTGTAATATCACGGTACTCTATAATATTGCAATGGCTGATACTATCTATTACGAGGATGCTCAAAATAGATTGTTAGAGAAAGCAAAGGAGGAGATTGTGCGATTACTCTCTGATTTGAATAACTATGAGGTTAAATCATATTCTGATGTATTCTTGGAAGATAACCCTCAACTACAAATCGGTCAGAGTGTAACGTATAAGGACGGACACGGATATGAGCTTGCGACAAGAGTGTTGAAGCTATCGACTAATATTGATTACGACTTTATTCAGTCGATTACAATAGGCAATCAAGTAATTAAGGGCACTATCACGCAGCTCAAAGAAGACGTACAGACAATTATTGCGAGCGGAGGAAGTAGCGGTAACGGAGGTGGATATTCCGTTTCCCAGCTAAGAAAACTCATTGCGAAGTACGGAAGTGATAATTTTATATCTAAGCAGTTCGATGACATTGCAAAAGGCACTATCACTTGGGAGAAGGTGCAGAGGTTCTTGAAGGGAATGAAGGTCGGGGCGAACGGGGATTGGACTCTTGACGAACGAGATAACACCCATCTAACCACAGATTATCTACAAGTCAGAATGAAAGCAATCTTCGAGACCTTGGAAATATTGCATACAGACACATTGGGTGGTGAATTGTTCATTACCCCAGTAGGCAGTAACCGAATATTGAAGGTTGAGGAGGTGAATATTACCTATGATGGTGTTAGTCAGAAGGCTTACAGATGCTACTTCCTTGGTGAGCAAGATGGTTCAAAGGTGGAGAATAAATGGAAGGTTGGAGACCAAGCAAGGAGCAAGAGCTTCAATCTTACGGCAGGAAAGTATCATAACGTAGGCAACCATTACTATTGGAGGCTAGTCATCGGTGTGTCTTCCGAGGCAGTGGAGATAGATGGCAAGAAATATCATTATGTGGATTTATCGGACATCGACAAGGACGCAGCCAGCGATGAGCCTATGGTTGATGACATTCTGAATCAGTGCGGTAATAGAACGGACATCACAAGGCAAAGTTGCTTGGTATTCTCTGCCGTTGACACCTATTCCCCTTGCATAACGCTCTATCACGGAGTTGACGGCTACACATTTAATAACAAGGAGTATGTGAACTATGGCGTGAACCATTCCACGAACAAGGCTTTCTTCCACGTCTACGGAGATATGTACTTCGGAGACCGACCTACTAGTGCCAATAATTACGAGGGTGATTCCTACGTCAAGTATGATAGCGACAAGAAGAAAGTAACCATCAAGGGAGACTTGGATATTAAGTCCACCTACGATGGAAAGACCTTGGATAAGTACATCACCGAGAAGAGCTTGGATAAGAATGCCGTTGAGACCATTATCAAGAAATCGGAGACGATTACCGACCTTCAAAACCAGATAGACGGAGCTATTGAGACTTGGTTCTATGACGGCGTTCCTACACTCAAGACCGAACCTGCTAGCGGATGGGACACGGACATGATGAAAAACCATCTCGGGGATTTGTATTATGACAACAAGACGGGCAAGGCATACCGCTTTGCCAAGGATGGCTCTACCTATAAGTGGATTATCATAACAGACACGGAACTGACCAAGGCAATCGAAGATTCAAGCCAAGCACTCAAAGATGCAAAATCAAAGAGACGTATCTTCGGCTCTCAGCCAGTTCCACCATACGACGTGAATGATATGTGGGTCAATGCCACTTATCCTTCTGACGGCAGTACCTACAAGAATGAAATCTTGAAGTGTTCCACCTCCAAGGCAGAAGGTGAAGAGTTTGATATTGCCGATTGGAAATTGGCTAGCAAGTATACCGATGACACGAAGGCAGAGGAAGCAAAGAAAGCTGCTGAGAAGGCGCAAGCAGAGATTAAGAACACGCAAACTAATTTGATTACCCTCGGAACGACCGTATCTAACAATAAGAAGGCTTTCGATGTTTTTACCTCTGATGGCTACTTGGATAGCTCGGAGATTGCGGCTATTGCCCAGGATAGCAAGCGTTTGGAGGACGATTATAATGCAGCCGTTGAGTCGTATAATAATGTTGTTGGCTCTAAGTTCTTGTTGGATAAGGATGGTAAAGAAACGACCTATAAAACGGATTTGGTTTCAGCTAAGGCTACACTCGATAGCGCAAAAAATGAACTCATTACCTATCTTTCTGACATCGTAAGCAGATACAACGCTTCTGATTCAAATGGAAAGGCTACCATCAAGGCGGCTGCGGCTCAGAAGTATACCAACTTCACGAATGCTTATAAGGCTTTCTACGACAAGCTGGGTGTGGCGAACAACTATATCACGTCTAATCTGTTTGATGGTCTCAATACTAAGCTCATCACCAATATGGCAGGTCTTGAATACATCAAGGCTGCTCTTGTTGATGGAGACACAGTAGTCAAGGGTGGTCTTATCCTCTCTACATTGATAGCCTTACGTAACGATAAGGGAAATGTTACCGCAGGTATCAATGGAGCGGACACGAAGGATAATGGCATCGCCCTTTGGTTAGGTGGAAAGGCTATCGACAAGCAAGCCTCCACGACAACAGAGGAAGAGAAGAAAATTGCTGCCAAGTCCCTCCTACGCTTTGACGGAACTGGCTATTTCGCAAACGGCAACCTTTGGTGGGACGCAGACGGTATTTTGCACGCAGACCCGACATCTTTCATTATCAACAAGAATAATGTTGGTGTACAGCTCGCTCTCTTTGCTCCTGTATGGAAGAGCGGAACGACCGACACAACAAAGCTGGCAAACGTATTATCTATCGACCCACAGAAGCCTTTCACTCATCTTGACGTATCGGGTAACGTGACAACCGAAGGCAGCTTAAAAATTGGTGGAATCTATCTATCGTATGATAGTGCCAACAATGCCCTTCGACTATCCAAGGACGCTGCTGGAAAGGAAGCAGCTAACTTCTATGCTCTTGGTGGTATTACCGCATACGGAGCAGGAGCATCTACCACGGGTGGTGGCGGCTTGATTGCAGGCGTAATCAGCTATGCGAGAATCTTAGAAGGAAGCTATACGGATGCAGACTTGACTAGTATTCCGAATGCCTATGCTATCAAGGCTCTCAGCAGCCGAATTGACAACATAGCCACAGAACTTGGCGGTCTTAATCTCTCTTGGAATAACATCACGGGTAAGCCATCAACATTCACACCTAGTGCGCATACCCATAAGTGGACAGAAATCACTGACCGCATCACGAAGGTAAGCCAGCTTACCAATGATAAAGGGTATATTACTTCTAGTGGAAGTTGTGCTTATGCTACAAGTGCAGGAAATGCTGATAAGGTTGATGGTATTCATGCTAACGGTCTTCTTACTGCTCTATTTAATTCTGATAAGGGAATTAGTATAACAGTTGGTGGAACTACTAAAAGCGTATCGAACATTAGTGTTAATTATGCTAGTAGTGCTGGAAATGCAGATACTGTTGATAGTTATCATGCAAGTCATTTGTTGGTTAAAAGAGGTCGATTAGGGGCGTACAATATAGACAAAGAAACAACATTTGGTACTAGAGATATTCAACCTGAATCAGAAGTTACAATTAGTGGTAAAAGACCTTTTAATGGATGGGGTACATTATTAGTTATAGGTAGTATTGATGGTGCTTCTAATCATCAATTAGCATTTACAGGTGATAATAGAATGTTTATTAGATGTGCATATGGTACTAGTAATAACTATAATACTAAAGATTGGGCTACTGTAGCTCTTACTTCTGACAATGTAGCTTCTGCAACAAAACTTGCGGCAGCAAGAACGATATGGGGTCAAAGTTTTGATGGAACTGGTAATGTTGATGGAACATTAACTATAACTAATAGTGGTTCAGATGACCCTCATATTATATCTACAGTAAGTAAATGGTTTCATATTGTATCTAAATATAAACTTGTTTTATATGCTGGAGAATATAATAGTAGTCAAATAGATGCTATAAATATATTATCAAATCATAATGTAGGTATTGGAGTAGACCCTTCTTATAAACTACATGTTAGAGGTGATATATATTCATCTGCTACTATTAGAACTGCTGCTCAAAATCAAGCTATAATGTTAACTAACGATTCCAATCCTGCTTGGATTAGTGCTCTTGAAGGTCAAGTAATATTCAATACTGGTAAGGCTATTCGTTTTGGTGAAACTGCTTGGGATTGGAATAAATGGGCTGGTCTTAAATATACTCATTCTGATAAAACTATTTATCTTGGTATAGCTGATGGTTCTGCATTTAATGCTAATACTCCTCAACTTGATGGTACACTTAGACTTGCAGGTATTAAGACTATAATTCCTAATGCTGGAGCTAGAATTGGAGGTAATGGTAGTTTATATTTAGGCGATGCTAATAATTCTGGTTGGGTTTATGTTCAAGACATGTGTAGTCAAGTAAATAGTAGTTATTGGAACATAAACCAATTAGGTAATGCTACGTTTAAAAGCCTTACTGTTAATGATGTTATTAGTTGTAATAGTATTAGTGTTAGTAACAATGCTATTATTGCTGGTGATTTATCAGTTAACGGTTTATTAAAAGCTAAAGCTATAAAAGCTACTACTGCTGATGTAAACGCTTTTGGTACTAATGTAAATAATTGGGATGGTAGTATTGCAGCTAATGTTACTAATATGTTTAACGGTATTCCTCAGGATAATATACAAGTAGAATATTCAATGGATAACGGTGCTAGTTGGAATACATATCTTGGTAATCCAGAAAATAGATTTAATCTTGTAAATGATAACGCTAGGGCATTTAATTATTTTTTAGGGTCTAATAATATGCTTGGTGATACTAATGCTGATAAACTTGCTCAAATAAAGAAAAATCAACTTAGAGTTACTGTTAAGATTCCTAATGAAACATATCAAGAACTTAGTTGGATAAGTGTTGATGTAAACAATGGAGTTGATATAAAATGTCAAGTATACTTTGGAAGTAGTACTGGTGGTTATAAAGAATATGTTTCTAAAATAATATCTGGATGGGCACACAAATGTGATATTTGTGTTGGTCCTTTAGGTGTAAATGTTGGTAATGATACATATCGTTATGTAAGATTAGTATTTAGTCATCCTAGCAATAATACTAATTTACGTAATGGTATTGTTGCTAAAATTAGAGCTTTAAGTACCTAATCAAAATTAAGCGACATGTTTAGAGAAGTTTATACACAACCCCT